TTTGCTGATCTTCTTTTCTTTCCACCAACTAAGCAATCTGGTCCCTCACATTGTCCACCTTTTTGAGATTTCTTAGAAGCCTTAGATTTCTTTGAACTTTTAGATGCTTTCTTTGCTGATCTTTTTTTAGCACCTCCTTGCATAGTATTATCACCAAATTTAGTATTTAGTATATTTCTAAGCTTGGATTCCATTTCAGTGGTTTGTGAAAATGCTTCAGAATTTTCAAAATTAATATCAATAGATGAATCAGAACTTCTTGACATTTATATATATAATATTAAAAGATAAAATTTTTATTTTTGTATTATAATTAAAATAAAAATTGATTTTTATATAATTTATATATAAAAATTAGAATATTAAATATATCATAAATAAACGAATGGGTGTTCCTGGTTTTTTTGCATCATTATATAAAAAATATTCAAATACAAAATTTGTTTTTTCAAAATTAGATCTTGTGGGTGAAAAAAATTTATCACAAAATAATATTAATTCACAAGAACAAAATATACCAGATTTAATTAACTGTGAATATGATATTTCATCTATTAATGAACTTTATTTAGATACAAATTGTTTAATACATCCAGTATGTTTTAAAGTATTTAATGAAAATCAATCATTGTCAATAACAAATCCTGTTAAACTTGAAGAAAAGATGATTAAAGAAGTAATAATTTATATTGAAAAATTAATTAATTATATTAATCCAACTAATCTTGTATATATTGCCATTGATGGAGTAGCACCAATGGCAAAAATAAAACATCAGAGAATGAGACGTTTTAAATCAGTAATTGATAATAATATAAAGGAAGATATTGCAATGAAACATAAGGTTGAATATTTTAGACCATGGAATAATTCAGCAATTACTCCAGGTACAGAATTTATGGAAAAATTAACAAAAGCAATAATTAATTATTGTAATATTAAAAAACAAAATAATATTTCAAATCCTAATAAAGTTCAATATATATTTTCTAGTGCAAATACACCTGGAGAGGGAGAACATAAAATTTTACAGTACATAAGAGAAAGACTTGATATGAATCTTGTAAGAATTATTTATGGTTTAGATGCAGATTTATTATATTTATCAATGGCATCTGAAGCATCAAAAATATATTTATTACGAGAAATAACTGAATTTCAAAATATTAAATCATCAGATGGGTTTTGTTTTGTTTCAATTGATATAATGAAAGAATGTGTTTATCAAAATATGATTGAAAATATAGATAATACAGATTATATACAATATAATTCATTAGAACAAACTACTCTATTTAATAATCTTTCAAAATATAAAAAAAATTTTATCCAAGATTATATATTTATGGGATTTTTATTAGGAAATGATTTTTTACCAGGATTACCATCTGTAAATTTATCAATTACTGCTAAAAAATTATCTGGATTAGATATTTTAATGAGAGTTTATAAAGAAGCATTTACGACAATTAATAAAAATAAATTAGAATCTGAATATGAATTTTTAGTTTCAACAAAACCAATTAGTATTTCTTATACTTTTTTATTAGAATTATTCTCATTATTTAATTCAGAGGAAGAAATGTATTGGAGAGATAGATATAAATATAAAAGATATGTTCCTTCATGTGAAGCAAATGATGCATATCATATAGAATTACATCGGATGGAAAATTTAATGTTTAAAATACCTGATTTATTTGAATTAGGAAAAGAAGGGATTGAATTAATAGAATCAAAAAAAAGATATTATCATCATTATTATGATGAAGATTATAATCAGATAAGAAAAACTATATATGAATATTTTAAAGGTTTATATTGGAATGCATATTATTATTTTGATAAATGTCCAGATTATATATTCTTTTTTAAATATCATAGACTTCCTTTTGTATCTGATATATTTGAGTGGATGTTATCAAATAAAGAAAATATAGAATTATTAAATTCACTTTATCCAAAATTAAATGATCATTCAAAATTAATTCATCCAATACAACAATTATTTATGGTATTACCTGTTCAAAGTGCATATTTATTGCCATTTAAATTTAAACAAATAATGACTCATCAATCAATGGAAGATTATTTTCCTCGTAAAATAAACCAAGATTTACAGTTAATAACAAAATATTGGCAAGCGTTGCCAGAAATAAAAATAATAGGACCTTATTTGGCATGGGAAAAAATTAAAAATATTAAATTAACAGATAAAGAAGAAAATAGAAATAAATTTAAAAAACCATATAATGTTTATATTTAATTAAATATTATTATTTTATTTATTATAAATTATAAATTATATTATATATATATATATATCAATGTCTAGAAATAAAATATATTATTATTTAGATAATCAAGCTGATTTTACTAATGTTATTGAACATTTTGATAATCCAAATTCTACATCAGTTTATAATTTAATATCTGGTATTGCGCCAGAGCCAGCATTTGCACCAGCATTTGCACCAGCATTTGCACCAGCACCAGATTCAGTATTAGCATCAGAGTCAGTATCAGCACCAGAATCAGTATTTGCACCAGTATCAGCACCAGTATCAGCACCAGAATCAGTATTTGCACCAGTATTTGCACCAGTATTTGCACCAGTATTTGCACCAGTATCAGCACCAGAGTCAGTATTTGCACCAGTATCAGCACCAGAATCAGTTTTTGCACCAGTATTTGCACCAGTATCAGCACCAGAATCAGTATTTGCGCCAGGCCCAGCACCATTTTCTAATTTATTTTATGCAAATACACCAGATCCAGCACCACTACCTTCATCTAACACATATTTTTATTTAAATAATTTAATAATTAAGGGGAAAAATAATGAAAAATATTGGATAATAGAAATTGATAAAAAAGGAAATTTTGTAAAAACTCCTTTTTATGATAATAAAAATATTACCTTAAAAAAAATGTGGTAAATATTAGAGATAAGAATTAAAAATATTTTATTATTTTGAAAAAAATAATATTTAAAAATAATTATTAATTGTTAAAATATTATAACAATTAATAATAATGGAATCAAAAAAATTTGTTAATTTAACATCAAATTATAAAAATTTTTTATTAGATTGTGAAAATATATTTAAATTAATTGAATTAAATGATATTTTATCTATTGAAAAATTAAATGATATATATATAAATATTAATTTATGTATTCAATCAAATGAATTACAAATATCAGATATAAATCATTTAATTCAAAATTATTCAAAACCAAATGATCAAGTTAATAATTTAAAAAAATTTGTTTATCTTAGAAATTATTTAATTATTAAAATTTTATTAAGATCATCAAAATGGAAAGATTTTATATCTAAACTTAAAATTAAATGTAATAATGCAAATACTAAAAATGTTGAAAATGCATTTATAAAATTACTTGAAAAATATTTAGGAATGTGGAATACGATTGATAAAATTATTAATTTAGATAAAAGAAATAACATAAAAATGGTTGAAATAATTGATCCTGATGATTATAGTTTTATATTTAATATACTTAAAATTTAAGAAAAATATGTTATTTAATATAAAAAAATATTATAAAGATATAGTATTAATTATAAATAATGAGTGAATTTAATAAAAAATCTGATGAAAAACTTAATAAACTTTATTTAACTAAACAAAAAAATAATTACAATAAAACATCTGAACGTATTGAATTTATTAAATTATTACTAGAAGGAACTGAATTAGAACCAATGTTTAATTTTGATCAATCAGATGATAATAATGATAATTTATCAAATAAAAAAGATATAAGAGATGTCTTTAAAAAGAAAGTTATTGGATTCAAAGATATAATACAAAAAATAGGTGGAAAATTATTATATATTAAATCAGGAACAAGTGGACATACCTTTAAAGGTATCTCAATACCTGATCCATCACATCCTGATATGGTTATTAATTATGCTGTTAAAATAGTTGCATATCCTAAAAAAGAAAATTATGGTTCTATAAATGATCCAACAAGACCAGAAAATGCTGAATTAGTTATGTTAAAAGTATTATCTTATTTTGTAGTAAATAATCAAACACCGCATATTGTATTGCCAATTGCAACATTTAATACTAAAATACATCCATTTATTAGTTTAACTAAATCAGGAGTAATTGGATCTAAAAAGTATGAACAATTTGTTAAAAGATATGAAGATGGAGATTTTTATGATGATGTTTCTATTCTTATTTCTGAATGGGCAGATGGTTCAGATTTATTAGAATATTTGAGAGAAAATTTTATGAAATTATCTGTTAAAGAATGGAGAGTAATTTTTTTTCAAATATTATCTGTTTTGGCAATTATACAAGAAAAATATCCAACTTTTAGACATAATGATCTTAAAGCAAATAATATTTTAATTCAAAAGATCCAACAAAAAAATAAATTTAATACATATAAATATACTATTAATAATAACGAATATTTTATACCAAATACAGGTATTAGGTGTAAAATTTGGGATTTTGATTTTGCATGTATTCCTGGATTAGTTGAAAATGCTAAAGTTGATGCTGATTGGACAAAAAAAATAAATATTAAACCTAAAGGTCATATGTATTATGATGTACATTATTTTTTTAATACTCTTGTCTCAAAAGGTTTTATTTCTAATTTTTTAAACTGTGATTCAGATGGAAAACCATATGTTCCAAATGAAGTAACAGAATTTGTAAAAAGAATAATTCCGTCATCAATACGTAAAGGTAAAAATGTATCAGAAAGAGGAAGACTTTTAATTGAATGGGAAGACTTGTATAAAATTAAAGATTTAAAATATAAAACACCAAATGAAATTATAATGTTTGATCCATTTTTTGAAAAGATGAGAGCACCAAAAAATACTATTTAAATTTTTATTTTAATCTAGATGCTAATATATGTGACATAAATGCTAAAAATATAGTAAATATATGCAATATATAAATATTTGTAACTTTACCATTTAATCTTAAAGGAGTTAGATTTTCATTATAATCAAAAAAAATAGATGGTTTATAGATATAAATCAATATAAAAAAAATACTAAATATTATAAATGAATTATTTAATTTAGACATAACAAATAAATAATAATAACTTAGATATTATTATTTATTTAACAAATTAGTAAAATAAATATCTCTACATGTTCTAGTACAAAATATATAATCATTACAACAAAAAATTTCACTATGATATCTTATTAATTTTTTACATGAATAACATTTCCAAGATATTACATTATTTATTTTAAATCCTTCATCTATTTTTAAAATATTATAATACTTTTCTTCTAATGTATTAACATTAGGTTTTATACTAGGTTTTATACTAGGTTTTATACTAGGTTTTATACTAGGTTTTAGATTATAATCTAAATTATAATCTATATTAGATTCTATATCTATATTAGATTCTATATCTATATCTATATCATCTAAATAATAATTTTTATTTTTAGATTTAAAAATTAAATTACATAATTTTAATAAAATATTTAGCATACAAGTAAAAATAAATAGTAACACTATATAATTATAATTTTTATTTAAAATATAAATAAAAATTATATAATTCAATTTTTATTTTGAATATCCTGCTAAAAAACCATAATTACTAATACCAATTAATGATAATGTTTCTAAATATACATTTTTATTTGAATTATACATATTTTTGTCAAATAACATAACTACATTTACTAATAAATTAAAATCTTTTGGTGTTAATAGAATCTGTTCATTATTTGATTTTGGATAATTATATTTAATATCAATTTGAAAGTTTATTTTAATTTGATTTTCAAATTGTTCTTTTAGTATTGGATTAATTTTAATAAATAAAAATGAATTACCAATTGTTGAAACTGAATTCATTAAAGAAACTATATATTTTCCATAATCTAAAATTTCTGATTCTTTTAAAAATAAACTTTTGACTTGTTTTAATCCAGGATTAAAATTAATAATAGTACTATTTTCATTTGCTTTATATTTTGTATTTATAAATATTTCATTTAATAAAGTTATACTTGAATTTGCTAATAAATTATTATAATTATTAAATTGTATATCAAAATTAATTCCAATTGGATAAATTTTTGAATACTCTACTTGCATTTTATTTGTTCCTAATTCCGATCTTACTAATTGTTCTGGAGTTATAGTTTTTATAGTAGTTTTTGGTAAAATTGGTAAAGTTGTTGATTTTACTAATGAACTTGAAATTTTATTATCTGTATTATTTTCTATTAAAGTATCATAAAAATATTCTGTTTTGTATGTATTAAATAATTTATAAAATGTGTATAAAAGTATTAAAAATAAAATTATATTAAAAAATTGCATTATATAAATTCAACAAAGAAAATATTTTTTAATTATAGGAAATATGAAATTTTAGATATAATTAAAAAGAATTATTTAAATTAATATCTATATATATTAATAATAAACAAATATGGAAAGTACATATTTAAATGAAATACAAAAAGCACCATTTTTATTTTTAAAAGATCATCCATGGGATTATTTTAAACCAGTATCGGATACTTTAAATAAATCAACAAATGGAAATTTATGTGATGAGGAAACATTTTTTAAAACATTTATGTCAGAATTAAATATACAATACATAAATGCTATGATTAAAAAAACAGTATATAATAATAGTTGTGATAATTATATTGTTCGTGATCAAAAAAGAGAACATTTAGAACAAATAATGAAAGGATTATATAATGATTATGCACAACATTTATCTTTTAATCAAAAAGAACAATTTGCTGTATTAAATAAAATTGTAATTGACTATTGTGTTAAAACTATATTAACTGAACTTGATGTTAGATTTAAATATATGCGAGATAAATTTTCACAATTAGAACCATTACCACCACCAATAAATACAAATACATCAGGTTCAAGATTATTTTTACCATTTGTAAATAATGAAAAATTATTTTTTAATAATGATTTAGAAAAAGACCAAAAAGTAAAAGACCAAAAATCAGAATCTAATATTTTTTCTCAAAAAATTATTTCTAGTCCATCACCTTTACCTATTCAACCACAACTTAATTATCAACCATATTATTTTACAGATGACAGAAAAAATATGTATGCTAAACAAAAATCTATAACCAATGATATTCTACCAGTAAAATACCAAAATAATCCAAATTATCCTGATAATTCATATCCTGCTCATGACTATTCTTTATTTCACTCTAGTCCTGCACCAGCTCCAATAAATTATTATATACCAAAAACTGATAGTACTAGATCTAGACCTTATTAAAAATTAATTAAATATAATATTTAATTAATTTTTATATTTATTCATAATTTTAATTATTTATTCATAATTTCTAGCATAAATAAAAATAGTTGCTCTTCTAGCTAATAATTCAGTTGGATCATCACTTTCTGGATTATTATATAATAATCTTTGCATTAATTGAACTTTATCACCAGTTGTAGATTGAGCAAGTTTAGGACTGTATAACCAGAAATCACCAGTAATAGAACTGGTAGCTTTTCTGATAATAGCAGCAGTACCAATAACAATTCGTTCAGCACCAGTAGTATTAATATCATCATGAGTTTCAAGGAATACTGCAGATCTTAGATAATAGTTTTCTTGTCTAATAGAAATAATTTCTTCAACAGTTACTGGATTATCATTTACTCTTTCACTCTTAAGAACATGGGTTGGGATTTGATCAAATTGAGGAATAGGAGAAATTAAATTTTTATAAGTCTTGTCTGGTGAAATAGTTCTTCTTGGAACATGGAAGATAATAACACCATTAGTAAAAATAACTTCTTGAGTTTTTGGAACAAACATACCATTTTCTAAATATACTTGAGATTGAGTAATTGCATCATTTAAACTAATAGAAATTTGATTATTGTTAGTTGGAAGTCTTAGAGTAAGTAATGCACTTGCAACAACTCTATTACTAATAACTGGAAAGTTAACAGGATTAGCTGTTCCATAAGTACCAAAAATAGGATTAGTTGAAACTACTAATGGTCTAAATGAGAATGCAGAAAGTAATCTCTTAAGAACAATACCTTCATCACCAATATAAAGGAGATCTGGTGCATCATATGTTGAAATTTTGCATTCATCAATAGCGGCAAAGAAATCATTTCCAACACAATCAAAGAATTTACCTGTTCTTAAAGAAAGAACATTGTTCCATAAGTTATTTTGAAGATTGCATCTTAGTCTAATATCTTTAAGAGGTGTTTCTGATGAACATACAACATCATTTGCATCATTAATCATATGATGAAGTAAAGTAATGTCAGACATATTATTAAGAGGAACTCTTTCATGCTTAGATTTTACAATATAAGCAATATTAGTAAATAAGAAATGTTCTTCAAAAAGTTGGATCTTTGGAATGAACATAGCTGCTAATAAAGGATGAATTGAACAAGATGTATTATGCTTTTGAGGATCATAAATTCCATTTAAAACTTCTAATGCACAGTTTTCATATTGCATAGATTGAAGAATTACAGCACTATGAGTAGTTCTAGTCATAGTATACATCTTAATAATATCTTGAAGTACAGGATAATCAGAATCTCTAATAACAAGTCCTTCATTTGAAGCAATATCACCAAAAAGTTGGGCCATGTTAGTATTAGGAACAAGTTCAATTTGTTCTTCTAAAGGTAATCTTGAGTTTAATAATTTTTGGTATTGCATTCTAAATTCTTCAAATTCAACATCAGATAGATTATATTTATCCTTGTATCTCTTAGATTCTTTAAGTACAATATGTAGAGGAAGACCTTTAGCACCAAATTTCTTTTCAACTAGTTTAGCAAATTTACGAGCTCTAGTCTTAATTTCATTTAGTCTTTCATAAAATACTTCTTGAATTTTATCTAAAAGATTATCATCATTATATCTTCTACGAAGTTCAGCAATAGTAGATGATGGAATTTTACCTCTAATTCCATCTTTTAATAATCTTTTAACTTGTTCGTCAACAGTATTATTATTAGTAGTTTCTTCTTCGGGTCTGCGATTACTAGACATTTATTATATATAATTAATATAGACAAATTTTTTTTAATTTTAATTTATATTTATTTGATTTAAACTAAATATTTTTTATGGTAATATTATTTTATAATGAATATTCTTGTTTTATTTCAAGTTGGTAATCTTGATATTCTATATGATACACTTAAATATATCCAAGATTTTACAATAAACTATAATGTTTTTTTTATTTTTTCACTACTTGATTCTTTTAAATCACAAGAAAAAGAATTTATTGATAACTTAGTAAAATTTAATGTTAAAAAATACCATTTTATGTATCATATAAATAAAGGTATGGATATCGGACCATATTTAAAACAACTTAATTATGTATTTGCAAATTATACAATTGATTCATTTGATACTATTTTTAAAATTCATACAAAAACTGATAAAAAATGGAGAGAAGAATTAATAGATTGTTTAAATACCACAAAATATAATAAATGGGAAATGCCACTAGATAAATTAAATGTACTTCATATTAATGAAATTTGTAATAAATTTAATATTAAAAATATTTTTTATGATGAAATATCTAATATTGATTATGAATTAATAACTGAAAAAGATATTGATATCAGTTTTTATTGTAATTATTATAATATTAAATTAGAAAATTGTGATAGTTTAAGCACACTTATTGGTTATGATGTAAATAGAAATTATATATACACACATTTAAAAAATAATCTTAATATACCAAATGAATCATATATAATTAAAAAAACTCGTAATCCTAATCTAACATTTATTGCTGGTACTATTTTTTCAATAAAATATAAATATGTTTGGGATTTTTTTTCAAAAATAAATATTAATGAAATATATAATTTATTAGAAGAAGGATATACTATTAATAATAAATCTACATATGTTCATGCAATGGAACGTATTCTGTCTGGATTTGTTTATTTATATTAAATTTAATATATTAAATTTAATATATTACTATTATAATAATGGATAAAGATTTTATAATTACAAACTGGGATAATTTTTATAAGTTATATGCAAAATTAAATCCAGATTTACAAATTTCTGGTATTAATACAAAAAGAAGTTTATTAAATCATTATATTAAATATGGTTTTAATGAAAATAGAAAAGTTATTGATGATCAAGAAACTTTTGTATTGCCTAAATCACAAAATAATTTTACTAAATTTCTATTAAATGATACAATCATAATAGAACAATTAGAATAATTAAAATTATAATATTAATTAATATATAATAATATATAATTAAATATTATTATGAGTAAGGAATTTGCAAGTGTTGGTGTAAATACAGATCCCATGTCTGTTCAACTATATTTTGATGAAAATAATTCTATTAAATGGAAAATCATATTTTCAAATACATCTAATATCATTTCCGAAAGTTACAATAAAAATCAAATTAATGAACAAACTAATAAAGAAGATATGAGTCATTTAATTACAACACTTTTTCCATATATATATATTATTGGATCAAAAAATGTATATCCATTTTTATTTAATAATATAAATTTATCAATAAATGATACTGATTTTATTGTAACAGATATGGAAATAAATTATAATAATTTTGATTATTATAAATATAATCAAATAATTCAAGAAAATTTAACAAAGAATGTTTCATGGAAACATTATTTAAAAATGCTTAAAAATAAAGAAAATATTAATATAAAATTAAATCCAATTGAATTATCTCAAATTAATGCATTAATTAATATTTTAGGTTCAGCAATTAGTTTTAATTATAATAAAATATTAATTATATTTAATGATTTTAATATAAATACTAAAAATTTAATTTGGTTAGAAAAAAATATTAATTCATATGAAATAAATAATTCTGAAATATTATTACTTAAATTTATTGATTATAATAATACTGATCAAAAAATAAGTGCTATTGGTAAAATTAAAGAAATTGACTCATTTTTAATTAAAAAATCATTTTATAATACATTTTTAAATAAATTATTAAATAAAAATATATCATGGCAATCATGTTTATTGCAAATAATAGAAGAAAATTATTTTAAATGTAATCAAGTAAATGTTCCTATTTTCAATTAAGTCATTAAAATATTAATTACACCCTCTACATTACCATTTAATTTTTCTAAAAGTTCTAATAATTCTAAATTATTATTGAATCCCATATCATTTAATAATAATAGTTCTGTTTTATACTTATCTGTGTTTATTAATATTTTGTCTGATAAACTTTTTATAATTTTATCAGGTTTTGATAAATTTTTTTCAATAAATTCATATACTTCTCTTTGTTTAATTATATTTATAAAATCTTGATTATTAAATAACTCAATAACTTTATCAATTTCTATTTCTGTACTTTGTTCAATAATAAAAATATCATTAGGTATATTTTTAATTATACAATGAAATATATAATTTGCATTTATCGGTAAGTCTAGTCCTTCGGGCTTGCAACCCAGCGTAATCGGTAAGTCTAGCGTAAACGGTAAATTTTCACTTGGAATAAGAATTTTACCCATATATATTAATTTAATATATTCATTCACTTTATTATTATATGTTTCAGGATATAAATCTTTACCTATATCTGATATTAATTTTTCTACAGTAATTGTAATATTATCATATGAAAAATTTTTGATACTACCATTATTAAATTTAATAGAAATGTTTATCATTTAATAATTATATTATTATATTTTTATAATTATAAAAATCAATTTTTTATAATAAAAAATTGATTTTTAATATATTTATAGTAATAATTACTATATTAGTAAATAATAATGAATACATTATGGTTAGATAAATATACACCAAAAAAAGTAGATGATATAATTGGACATACTGAAAATATTAAAAAAATTAAATCATGGTTAAATAACTTTAATGATAATTCTAATTCACAACATAATATTAGTGGTTCTATAATAGTTTCTGGAATTCATGGTATTGGGAAAAGTATAACTATTAAATTAATACTTGAAGAAATGAATTATAATATAATTAATATATCATCATCTAATATTAAAGATAATAAATCAATTAGTAAAATTTTAATTAATTCTGGTATTGATAATTCAGGAACTATTCAAAATATTATAACAAATAAAAAATCAGCATTAATAATAGATGATACTGAAAACATCACTTTATCAACAGAAAAAAATATGTTAATCGATTTATATAAAGAAAATGATAAAAAACATATTTTACCAATAATTTTTTTAACAAATGAACAACATTCTAAATTAATATCAGATATTAAAAAAACCTGCTTTGAAATAAAATTTATTTCTCCAAATATTAATGAAATTTTAGTTTTAATAAATAAAATTTATATAAATGAAAATATTAATGTAACTGATAATAATGTTTCATTAAATATTATTAAATTTACTCAATTTGATATTAGAAAACTTTTATTTCTATTGCAAGATTTAAAATTTACTTTTGGGTCTGAACTAATTGACATGACTAAATGTAAAAGTTTTTTTATGTCATCACAAAAAAAAGATAAAGATATAGGTTTATTTGAAGGTACAAAAGAATTATTAGATAATTATAAATCAATTGATAAATGTTTAAATTTATATGAAACAGAAAAGGTATTATTACCATTAATGATATTTGAAAATTATCCAAGAAATATATTATCTCGTTCATATGACAATGGTGATAAATTTTATGAATGTGCAAGTAAAATATGTAACTCAATATCAATGGGAGATGTTATAGAAACTAATATTTATACTGATCAAAATTGGTATCTACAAAGTCTACATGGTTTTTATACATGTTGTGAAACCACTTATGAATTATCTAAATATCCATTCAAAAATAAAGTTTATGATATTATGTTTTCATCTGATTTAAATAAAACTTCTATTAAAAATATAAATAAAAAAAATATTTTAACAATTCATTCTAAGATTGGTAAGAATATTAGTGATATATTAATTTTAAATAAAATGATATATGATTTATTAAAAAAAGAAGAGTATAGTAAAATAAGAAAAATATCTAAACAATACAAATTATCATCTAAATATTTGGATACTATTTTAAAAATTGATAAAACAATTGAAAAAATTAATATAATACAAAAAATTAAAAAATTAATATCTTCAGAATAAAATATTATATAAATAATTATCTAATTTTACTTTATATGTCATACTACGAAAATAACTATTTTGAACCAAATATGGAAAACTTTAAAAATGATAATGATGGTTATGATAATGAAGATAACTTTTATTATTTAACTGAAAATGAAGAAAGTAAAAAAAATAATTATATTGATGAATTAGATAATTTTTATAAAGAAGATACTATTAATCAAGATACTATTAATCAAGATACTATTAATCAAGAAGATAAATCAATTGAACATATGAAAGATGTAAATAAAAATGAATCCAAATCTATTAAAGATAAAAAAACAAAGAAAAGTAAAAAAGTTAAAGCAGTATCTATTAATTGGATATACACAATTTTAGCTATTTTTATTATTGCTCTTATTTTTTATTATTTAATTGATCAAAAAATGTTTACATTACCTGATTTAACTACATCAAGCCCATCTCAATCTGTATCAGTTTCATCATCTAGTTTAGGTTCTACCTTTATGTCATTATATTAAGAATATAAAAATATAAAAAATATATTATATATTTTTTATATAACTATTTATTAAATGAAAAATAACTTATTAGAATCAACACATAAATATGATTTTTTAAATCATAAAAAACATCATCATATTAATGCATCTAAATATATTAAACATAATAAAAGATATTTTAAATTAGATTATAATCAACTACTTGTTTTAGACTCACTTCTTGAAACTGGTGGTTATGAAAAAAAATATATTGATAAATTATCTAATCTTAGATTTTCTGAACATTTTGGTTTATTAGATTTTAATAAAACTAGACTTGAAAAAATTATTGTTTCTGCAAAAACAAATAGAGAAGATAAAGATGATTTAGATATTCTTTTACCAACTGATCTACCTGACATTAAAGATTATGAATATATGTTTCATACTCATCCACCAACACCTTTTCCTGGATCACGTGCTGTTGATGGTGTTTTGTATGAATTTCCATCAATATCTGATATATATCATTTTGCAGATCATTATAATAGTGGAGAAACACAAGGTTCATTAGTAATTGCTCCTGAAGGTATGTATATAATAAGAGCAAGAGATGGTATTAAAAAAATAGATTATCCTAAATCTGATAAGGTATTTAAAAAATTATCATCAGAAGTATATAATATTCAGAAATTAGCAATAGAAAAATATGGAATTTTATTTGATAATAATTTGAATAATACAAATAAACTTACATTTGATACAGAAACTTTCTATTCTGTAATTGCATATGATAATCATTTTTTAAAAATGTTTAATAATTTATTAGAAAAATATTGGGGTAAGTTAATTAAAATTTATTTAAAACCAAGATCAAAAAATGAAAAAACAGGTAAATGGATATTAAAAAGTGTATTATTACCTGTTATAGCATATGAATTAAAATAAAAATATTTACATATATTATATTATGACAAAAATTAATACAAATAATAATACTATGACCTGGTTTATCATTTTATTTTTTATAGTAATTATCTATTTAATAAACCACTTTACCAAATTTACAGAAAAATTTAATCAAATTACTGATGCAACAATTACTGAAGCTGCTGGTCAAAAAACATTTATATGTGCTAAATCATGCTGTTTTTCTGGGTGGCCTTCAACTATTGATATTGATGAATCTCAGTTTGGTGTTAACCCGGAAGACATTGGTACAAAATTTAGAGCAACAAATTTAAGATGTAATAATGGTTTTACAACTGGATGTGTTTGTGAAAAAATGTAAAAATTAATAAATATAATTTAGTTTATTTATTAATTTTTTTATCTATATATTTAATAATAGAATGAATTATTTAGTTGAGACTAAAGCAGAATATACTTCACAATTAATAAATATTATTTATCCATTTATTTATGATGGAATGCAATCATTATATGATGAGGCATTAAAAGTATCTAAAGATAATGAAGAATTAAAAATTTTTCAAAGTTTTCTTAAAAAAATACCATCATGGAATCCATTAATTCTTGACTCTGAAACTTCTAGAATTTTAAAAGAATCTGATTGTTCAGATTTATTACCACAACTTTTAAATGCAGTTATTAAATCAAATATAATGGTCCTAACTAATACCCCCCCTGAAAAAAAACATACTATTAAATTACCTAAAGATATTGATTTCAAAAAATTTATTCATCATGCATATATTGAAACTGCTAAAATGATATATAATAATCCATATCTTTTTTACCACAAATATTCATTATATGATATTAAAAAAAATCAACGTGATGCACAAGAAAATATTAAAGATTCAATAAATGAAGCAATTAGAAAATTATTACCATTACAATATATTTTAAATGAATATTTAGGTGAAGATACTCCAGCTATACCTAAAGAACAAGATTTTGATAAAGGTCTTAGTGATGCAAATAAAAATATTTTACAAAAAATGATTACTAAACAAGATCTTGTATTAGAAAATACTAATAAATCAAATATTTTAGTACCAGCTAGTTCAATTAATAATGAATTAAATAAAATTAGAGAAATGCTTAAAAATGATCCATTAGACACTGCATTACTTTCAGATTCTGAAATATGTGATACTAATATATGTGATACTAATATAAATAAATTTGAAAATAAAAAAGAACCAGTTATAAAAAAAGAATTATTTGAAGATACAAATATTAATATTCCTAATGATTCTGAAAGTGTTGCTTATTATAAAAATACTAACTCTAAAGTAATTGATTCATTTAGTAATAAATCAAATATTAGATCTTTATTTTATTCAAATGATCCAGATGGTACTAAAGATATAGAAAAACTTAATACATATAAAAATCAAAAATCAGTAAATACTATTGATGTTGAAAATTATTTAAAAGAACAAGGACAACCAAGTATTAAACTATCAGATGATCCAAATATAAATTCAATAAAAAATATAAAAACTGATAAATTTAAAAATAAGTATTATCAAGTATAAAAGTAAAAAAAAAATATATATTCTATATTTAATATAAATGTTTTTTAATCCATACTTAATTTCTATTTTAGCTGGTATTTTAATATATGTTATTATGCTTTTAGATGCAAGATATATTGAAAAAACTAAAGATAATAAACCTGTATCATTTAAAATTCCATTATTAGTCACTTTAATAGTTTGGTTAATTTGTACTTTCCAAGAAAATCAAGTAATTAAACAAGTTCCAGTAATTAATGCTATAAATCAGGATATTCTAGTTGAACCATTTTAAATAATAACTATAGTTTTCAACCATTTTTTTTAAATAAGAATAATAATATTATAATCTAATTAGTATATATATTATGAATTTTCAAAATGATTATAATATTGGAGGACAAACATTACAATTAGATCAATTTGATTTGAAGAAATTAGTTGTAAATGATAAAGGTGAATATGTTAATCCAAGAATAGCAATGATTGCAAAATCAGGTTCTGGTAAGTCATGGGTTATTAGAGAAATTTTATATTATTTGTCTAAAACACATATTCCATGTGGTACTGTTATTGCACCTACTGATAAAATGACAAAATTTTTTGATGATATCGTTCCACCATCATTTATTCATCATGAATATAAAGAAGATATTATACCACGAATACTACATAGACAAAAATTAATTATTGATAAAAATGAACAAAGAAAAAAAAATGGTAAACTACCAGTTGATCCTAGGGCATTCTTAGTTATGGATGATTGTATGAGTTCTAAACATTTATGGTTAAAAGATCCAAATGTATTATCTATATTTAATGAAGGTAGACATTTTCAACTTACTTTTATATTAGCTATGCAGTATTGTATTGGTATTCAACCTGAACTTAGAAATAATTTTGATTTTATTTTTCTACTTGGTGAAGATACATATTCATCACGAAAAAAAATTTATGAACATTATGCTGGTATTTTTCCTAAATTTGACTTTTTTGATCAAGTATTTTCACAGGTAACTGATAATTATGGGTGTATGGTTCTTGATAATCGTATTAGATCTGCTGATATACAAAAAAAAGTTTTTTGGTTTAGATCTAGAGAAACTCCTAGTTTTAAAATTGGAATACCACGTACACTTAAATTTCATAATATTAATTTTGATCCTGATCATGATAAAAAATCACAATTAGTTGATCTTAATACAATATTATCTTCAAAAAGACGCCAAGTTGTTAGAGTTAAAATGAATTAATTTATAAAGTTCCTATTTTTTCATTTATTAATTTCCTAAATTTATTTGAATCTGCACGATATGAAGAAATCCATGGTTCAGAACCCTGAAACATTGATTTGAAAATTTTATCTATATTGTTTGAATCTATAATATCCATATCCATTGTCTTTGGCATATATCTGTATTCTATTTCTTTTTTTGGACATTCATATGTCCTTTTTGTTACTTCTTTTGTAATTATTATTATTCCAATTATAAACATTAATAATATAAAATTTTTAAATGTTAACATTTTATAATATCAATTATAATATTATAAAATAAATTATTTAATTTTGACTTGCATTTTTTTCTAAATTATATTTTTTCATTAACTCTTCATATAACTTTTGGGCTTTCTCTAATTCATCATCTATTTTATTAATTGTATTTTCTTTATTTTGAATTATTTCTTTCTCATGTTCTAACTCATTTTTTTCTAATATAATATTTTCATTCAATTTTTCTAATTTTTCTTTATCTTCTATTAACTCTGATTTTACTAGATGTTCTCTATTAATTTCTTCCATTATAGATACATCTTCTTTAATTATATCATTCTTTAATTCATCTAAATTATTTTCTTTTTTATTTTTATTTTTTTGTTCTTCCTTTTTTTTCTTTGTTGCATCAGCATGTGCCTTCATTTTCCTCTCTTCATTATATTCTGCTGCTTTTTGTTGTGACTCATTATATGATTTCATCATCTCATTTAGTTTTGGTTCAGCATAAACTGCATCTTCTGCATTTGAGGCATCATCATCCCATGGCAACCACTTTCCAACCTCTCCAATAAATACATGATGATATTTATCAAATTTTCTAATCTCTTCACACCTTTTTTCTGCTCTCTCTTTTGATGAATAAACACCTCTTATCTTAAAAGCTCTTACTTTATGTTCTTGATTAATTACTTCACCTTCTGGTGTTTTAATTGAATTTGGTGTAAAAATAGATACACACACGAATGTTTGATTAGAAATTACTGGATCTTCATCTAAATAATCTTCAACTGATGTATTAATTCCTTTTGACATTCTAATATATTTATTAATATTTTATTATATTTAAATAACTTTTAATAATTTTTAATAATTTTTAATATAATAAAATTGAAAAATTGATTTATTGTATTTAATTATATTAATAATATATAACTAATGGCTAATTTTTTATTTAAAAAAATAAATTTAGATGAATTTAATATGAAACCTTTTTTTTGGAATAATACTAAATTTATTTTAAATGTTGAAAAATCTAATATTCTTAATTCTGGAAATGGTATTTTTACTTACCAAAATATCCCTAAAGAAACCTTAATTGGTTATTATGAAGGAGTTTTAAAAGAAGATGATGGAACTTGTGTAGGAGATTACTCATTTTCATTAAATAAAAAATGGTATATTGATGCTAGATCATATCCACGATCATACATTGCAATGATAAATGATGCTCATGGTAGTAAATTTAAAAATAATTGTGAATTTAGAATGGAATTAGAAGATCCTATCACTGGTAAAAAAAGAAAACCTTATGAAAGAAAAATTACATTATGGTCTATCAAAAATATAAAAGCTGGTACAGAATTATATGCTGATTATGGTAAAGATTATTGGAAATGTGACCGAATATCTCAGTATTAAATATTTATTTTATTTATTATATAAAAAAATTATTAAGACTAATTAACTCTCTAAATTAAGGCCAGTAGAACCAAATCCACCTTCACCTCTTACAGTATCTGACAAAGTGTCTGTTATAGTCATATTTATTGGTTTTAAATCTGGTGCACATAATTGAAATAATTTATCACCTTTTCTAATAATATGAGAGTTTTGAGAACAATTTCTAACCATTGCACAAATTTCTCCTCTATATCCAGCATCAATTATACCAACTGAATTTGCCATCATTAATGGTGTCTTTGATATTGATGATCGTGGATATAAATAATAACCATGATAATTTGTATCATCTGGAGCACATGCAACTCCTAATGGAATTTTCACTACTGCAAATGGTTCAACAACAAGCTCACATACTGAAAATAAATCATATCCTGCATCCCCGCGTTCTTGTCGAGATACATTATCTTCTTGATAATGTTGTTTAGCAAAATCACAAAGAGGTTGTAAAAATAGTTTCATTTATAGATAGTAATAAATATTATTGAAAAACAATTATTAAAAATATCAATTTTTTATATATATAGTTTATATATAGTATGAACGCTATATATATAAATTTATTAAATCCATTTAATGTTACTAATGATATTTTTAACAAAATAAATAAATTAAATTTAAATCAAAATATTACTCTTGATCATGTAATTAATGAATTACATAAAAAAGATATCAATATTAAAAATATTTCTTTAGGACTTTTAAGTAAAGCAACATTTACAGAATCATCATATTTTCAGAATATTACTTTTGATGATCTATTTTTATTTTTAATATCTATTCTAACTTTTATATTAGTTATATCGAAAAATTATAATACTATTGAAAATAGTAACTTTAAATTTTCAAAAAAAGTTAAACAAAGAATAAGATTTATTAAAAAAATATTAAAATATTTTTTAGGATTTATATACATTTTATATGGACTTTATATGATTAAATTAGTTTTAAGTAATAAACAATTTATTTTAACAAATAGATATATCTATATTTACACCTATATAATTACTGGTTTAACATTATTAAAGTTGTATTTTTTCTAGTTCAACTAATTTTTCTAATAATAAATCAAATTTTTGCTTTGTTGTAAATTTTTTAGACTCGGTCGTTGTCCATGTTCTTTTATCAAGACCAGGATGTCTCTCTATTATAAATTTATCACCACGTGCTTCTGATGCTGGTTTATAATAACAATATTTTGGTATCATATTAGGTGTTATTCCACATGTTTCTGGTAAAAAAGATTTTAAGCCTCGAATTGTTTTTTCTTCAATATCTAGAGATAGTTGTTCTTGAATCTCTGTAATTGGTATAAGATAATGTGCTAGAAATAATTTTCCTTTATTTGTTTCAACAACTTCAATTGGATAAGTTGTTAAATCTAATATTTCATTAAATGATTGAATTAATTTATTTTTTTCATCAACATTATCAACTGTATATATAAGATCTGCAATTAAAGGATATTGGTTTCTTAATTCTTCTAATTTATTAATTGCATGTTGTAATTTAACACGTAAATCTAATGTTTTTGATTTAGTACCAAACCACCTAAATTTATTTCTATCTTCATCATCACTACATAAAATTGACACTATTTCTGGAGTTCTAATTTCAATATAAAATTGATCACCATGTGCACCAGAACCTTTTTTATAATAAATATTCTTTGGAATATCATTTGGATTAATACCACAACCATCTGGAAGAATAACTTCTCTTTCACGTTTTGATTGATTTATATTTTGATGTGATTGAGATATTTCTCTTAGATTAATTTTACGATTATCTCTACCAATTCTATTAATATGATCTATACTATGATGTTGTCCTTTACCATTAAATGTTAATTTCCCCATTGCATAATTATGGAGATATAATTGTTTTCTTTCTAAAAGGTCATCGCAAGTCGAGTGTGATATATAGCCACCATCTGACATATAATGCCATGCTTTATTAACTAATTCTTTATATTGTTTTTCAGATTCATAATCAACTACAAATAAAACATCATCATCTTTAAATGGACAATAACAAACAATAATTTTATTTCCATTATGTTCAACAATTTGATGATTAATTTCTTTTAGAGTCGATGCAGGTACTATTGTTTTGAATTTACCAGGAATAATTGTTTCAGTTACTATTTTTCTGCTAATTACTTTTCTTACAGGAGCTTGTATCATATCTATTACAGCGCGAGTTTTTTTAATATTAATATGAGAAGGAATACGTTTCTTCTTCTGTTCTTCAGACATTTTATATATACAATTATATATAAAATATACCTTTAAATAATTGGGATTCAATTTTAAAATGTTTGGCAAATTAGGCATATTACTAATTTTAATTACTGTAGGCTAAACCGGCCATACCAGACATAATTCTTAATACATTATAGTTGGTGGCATAAATATTGCATTTACCAGCAAATGTTGAAAGAGATACAGATGAAACACCAGTTGATGTTAGAACATTTGCACTTGCAACAAAATCAATATTAAGGGTAGCGTTATCAATTCTTGACATATTGCAAGTACCAGATGGTTGATGTTCTTCTGGGTTAAGAGCAAAAGAGAACATGTTAACACCATCACAAGGAGTGTTACTATGGCATTGCCATGGCATAACATAGTTAAAGTATGCACCATCTCTCTTGGAGAATCTATCTTGACCGTTAAGTTGAAGAAGAACTTGATCAATTGGGTTAACTGATCTATTAAGGAAAACACCATAGTTATCCCATTGTCTAACAACAATATCGCTAGATGCAGCACCATCACCACTACTAACTCTTGTAGCTAGTCCAGTAGTTACTAAATCAGAAACAGCAGTTGATACAAGGTGTAATGGTAAAAGACTTCCAAGAATTACAACGTTTTCAAGATCACCATATACTCCTGGAGCATTAAGAGAAACATCAGATGCAAGAACACATTTTGCAGCATTAATAGCTACAGCTAATTCAGTTGTTCCTGCAGCAGTGATTAAACCAGTGCTTGCATCACGAGTACCCCAGGCAAGAGCAGCTCTCTTGGTGGCAACAACTTGGGTAGAATTCCAATCCCTAGGATTCCATGCAAGGAATTTCTTACTTCCAGTACTGTTAAGGAATTTATCTTGTTGAAGATTCCAATAAAGGGCTTTGCAAGGATGGTTGAAGTTAAGTCTGAATTTAGCATTTGCGGAACTTACTGATTCAGCACCAGTGAATTGAACTTGTTCAATTAAATATTCATGGGAAGCTTGGGCAAATTTCTTTCTTTCTTCAGAATCAAGGTAAACATAGTCAACAAAAAGAGAGCATGAAACCATACTAGCAGATGATGAAGCAGATGTACCACAAAGAAGTTGAGAAAGAGGTTGGAATTCAATTTCAACTCTGGTATCATGATATTGAGTAGCAATTAAAGGAAGAGCAAGACCATCATTTCTGCAGCAGAAAAAGTAAAGAGGAACATAAAGAGTAGCTTGAGGGGTTCCAACACTTGAAGCAGTAAGTTCAGTAGTGTTACCAATCATTTGATCGTAACCTCTTTCATGAGCGAATTTTCTGGCAAGTTCATACCAAACATTCATCCAATCACCATAGTGTTTATCAATTGGGGTACCACCAATATTAAGTTCAACAGTTTTAATCATAGCATGACCAACTTTAGGAGTCCATGATGATCCACTAGCAAGAGCTGGTAGAACAACTTTTAAGTACATCTTGGTAATAAGATCACCATTTCTTTGGATTTGGCATACAACTTTCTTTCCAAAATCACCCATACCATTGAATACTTGTTCAATTGATTCAACAGCAAAATTAGTATGTCTTCTATATACGACCTTCCAGAAAGTAATTTGAGGGTTTCCAGTAAGGTAAACATCTTGAGCACCATATGCGACTAATTGCATTAAACCTCCAGCCATTTTATATATATAATATATTGTAGAAATTTTTTTTTGATAATTAAAACGCCAAATTATTTTTTAAAAAATTAATCTTATAATATTTTTTATATATTTTTATAATATATTATTTAAAGTTTAAAGATACATTTTAACATATAAATACTTAATGTCTAATTTTAAAGAAAAAAATATCAAATATTCAACATTTTGTCAAAATGTTTTGAAAAAGTCTGCAATAATTCATGGTACTTTAGATGCAAAACATAATGAAATTATGAAAGAATTTAACAAAAAAAAACAAAATTTACCAAAATTAAAACAAAAATTAGAAAAACTAAGAGATGATTTGGAAAGTTTAAACAATCCTGAAAATTATAAAAAAGAATTAATTATAAAAATAGAAGAATTAGAAAAATTAGATAATCAAAATATTAAAAATAAAAAAAAAAATAAAAATATAAATAATCAAATAGCAAATATTATTAATGTAAATTCAACACAAATAGAAGATAATACTAATGTATTTCTTAATGTAAATGAAAATATTGATGAACTTAAAAATAATTTATTAATGTTAACAGATCAATTTCAAATTAATAAACTTAAAAATAATATTACTGATCAAATAAATGAATTAGAAGAAGAAATCATATCTATTGAAAATAATGAAGATGAATTAAATTATTTAAATGATACTTCTGAAATTTTATTTAAATATTATGATACATCTGTAAAAGAAAAACAAAAAATAGATATGCCAAATGATTTACAAGATTTTTTTACAAAAATAAAAGAAACTAAAAAAACAAATGATGATGATAAGTATCATTTATTTAATAAATATATGAAAATAACAACAAATACTGAACTTAAAAAACAATCAATTATTAATTTAAAAATATGTAATAAATGTAATATTGAAAAAACATTACATTTACAAGAAGGTTATTTAACATGTACTTCTTGTGGTGATTCAGAATCAATACAAATGGATTCTGATAAACCAAATTATAAAGATTCTATTATTGAAAACAAACCTAATGGTTATAAAAGGATGAATCATTTTTCAGAACTATTAAATCAATGCCAAGGAAAAGAATCAACAGATATACCTCAAGATATATTTCAAAAAATAATAAATGAGTTAAATGTACTTAAAATAACTGATTTATCTAAACTAGATAATAAAATTATGAGAAAAATTTTAAAAAATTTAAATTTAAATTCATATTATGAACATATTCCTTATATTATTAATAAATTAAATGGTATACCACCACCAACAATGTCTAGAGAATTAGAAGAAAAAATAAGAGCAATGTTTAAAGAAGTTCAAGAACCATGGGTTGCAGGTAAAAAAACATCTAGAAAAAATTTTTTAAATAATAATTATGTTTTTCATAAAATTTTTGAATTACTTGAAGAAGATAGTTTTTTAGAATATTTTCCTTATCTAAAATCAAGAGAAAAATTACAAGAACATGATGATGAATGGAAAAAAATTTGTACACATAATAAATGGCAATTTATTCCATCGCTTTAGTTAATTCATTCATCTATTTTACTTAATAGTTAAATCTACTAATATTTAAGTTTATTTTTATTAATTATATATGATGGTGCATATTGATCAATCACTGCAAAAGTAGTTGTACCAATAAGACTAATTAATAATGATTCTGAAATATTTATTTTTGATTTAGTTATAAAAATAATGGATAAAAATAGTATAAAAAATAATATATTATATTTAATTAATTTTTTTATAATATTCATATTAATATTTATACAGAAAATAATTAAAATACTTAAAAATACTTTTATTATATTATTGTAATGACTGGAAGTCTTTTACAGATAGTTTCAACAGATATTAAAGATGCATTCTTAACAATTGATCCACAAATTACATTTTTTAAAATAGTTTATTTAAGACATACACCATTTTCAATTGATTTATTAGAAGAAACTTTTAATACAATTCCTAATTTTGGTGAGGAGGGTGTTTGTGAATTATCTAAAAATGGTGATTTAATATCAAATATTTTTTTAAAAGTAGAATTACCTAGTGTATCAAATTTATATAACACTGATGATAATAATTTAATAAGACGTTATTATGACGAAAAAATATCATATGATGGTTATTCATCAATGACAGCATTAGATTTATTAAATAATTATGATACTTTAGTATCAAAATTTACAAAATTTTCAAGTGCATCAATGTATTATTGGAGAGAATTAAATATTATTTTAAAAAAAACAACAGTAAATTATACACAAATAATAAGTTATGTTAATCTAGCACTTAAATCGGAAACAAGTATCCAAGAAACATATAATCAAAATTTATTTACTAATGTAAAAATTCCGAATACTAAATTATATTTTAATTTTGATTTATTAAATTATATAAAAGATAATTTTGAATTATATAAGAATTCAATATACAGCTCTAGTGAAACAATAGAATATGTAAATCAAATTTCAATATATTTATATAACTATATATTTTATCAAAATATATATTTAAGAAATTCAATTGCAAATCAAGATTTATTTACAAATATTATTAATAAAGAATCAACCTCAAAATATTATTTTGCATGGGTTAGTAAAATTGCATTTGCTTTAATTAATTATATTGAAATAGAAATAGGAGGTCAAGAAATTGATCGTGTAACATCTGATATTTTAAATAATTGGTATGAATTATCTACATCTATAGAAAAAATAAATATATTAGATACAATGATAGGTAATATCAATATTTTAACATCTTATGATGATGCTGAAAAACCATCATATAAATTATTTATACCAATACCATTTTGGTTTTGTAAATACAAATCACAAGCTTTACCATGTGTAGGATTAAGACATAATGATATTATTATTAAAATGAAATTTAATGAGTTATATAAATGTTGTTATTTTGAACCAGATGAAAAAAAAGAATACTCATCAAATATAAATATAAATGACATTATTAAAATAAATAATGTGTCATTATTAGTAGAATATATACATTTAGGTGAAGATGAAAGAAAAAAATTTGGAAGTTTTACAACAGAAACATTAATAGAACAACATAAAATTTTAGAATTTAATAATATAACATCTAATATATTATTACCATTAGATTTTGTTAATCCTGTCAGAGAATTAATTTGGACAATTCAAAAATCATCATATATAAATGATTTAAAATTGTGGAATAATTTTGATACAAATAATATTTTTAGAGCTATAATAAACACAATAACAAATGATGGTGATATTACTATTAATCTTGAATCAAATTATTTTTCTTCAACAATAATTAACCCAAATGATTATTTAGATGGATATGTTGAAATCTTTCATTCAAAATATTATAATGGAATATATAAAATTATAAATGTATATAATAATATTATTATAATAAATAATAATTTGTATATATATCCAGATAATATTAAAATTAAATTATTTAAACAAAATATGTTAGTTGATGATTATATTATAGATGAAACAATACAAATTTATGGAAATGATTTAGTATCTAAAAGAGATTCATTATATTTTACAAATGTACAAAGTTATCAAAAACACACAAATATACCAAAAAATATTCATAATTATTCTTTTTCTTTAAATACAGAATTATTTCAACCAACAGGAACATTAAATTTTAGTATAATTGATAGTAAAAATTTATATATTAATTTTGACAATAATACATTATTACAAATAAATAATAATGATAGTTTCGTAATAAAAATTATAGGAAGATCTCATAATTTATTATATATTGAAAATGGTATGGCAAAACTTAAATTTGGAATATAAAATTTATTATTTAAATAAATTTTATATATAAAGTTATCTTTATAATTTTATAGTAAATTAAAAAATGGCTGGAGGATTAATTCAGTTAATGTCATATGGATATGCAGATAAAGTATTAATTTCCGATCCAGAAATTACTTTTTTTAAAGTAGTATACCATAAACATTCATTATTTTCAATTGAAGATCATGAAATTAATTCTGAAACAGATATAACTTTTAATAGTTCAACATTTTTTAAAATTAGAAATAATGGTGATTTATTCTTTAGTCCAATGTTAAAAATAGAATTACCAACTATAAAAATAAATTATGAAAAAACACTAGATGAGTATTTGATTGATTATAATAAAAATAAAGTTATAAAAAATAATGATACTAATTATATTTTATCAAAATCAAATGCAGTATTATATAATTATAATTCAATTAAATTTCCAATCTATATTAATAATAATTTAGTTTTAAATACATATTATGATGTAATAAATTGTTTACTAAAAGAAAATAATTTTAGTTCAGTATATGATTTATCATATAATAATTTAATTTTATTTAATGATATATCTATTAATAATTTTCATAAAAATTTAAATAATCTGGTTTTATTTAGTGATATATCTATTAATAAAAATATATATTATTCTACATTTAATATTAATTATTTAACTACAATTTTAAATTCTGAAACCTATTCAAATGAGATTATAAATACATCTTATGATTTTTTTGATAATTTTAAAACAAATTTATTCAATTATATTACTACTAATGATGAAAATAAACTTTTATACTCTATGATGAAAAGTGTAGATATTATCAATTCTAATTTTAATACTAAAAATATTACAACAGTTCTAACAACAGAACTTGATTATAAATTAAATTATTATTATTCAAATATGAATGTATTATATATTTATGATAATAATTCTATAACAAACACAAAAAAATTAAAATCAATAAATTTTGTTATAGATTATCATTATTTAGATACTATTTATACTAATATTATTATTCCATTTATGAATTTATATGAAGAATTTAATAATGATTTAAATACAACAAAATATTATATTTCATCTGGATATTCATTAAATAAAAAATTTAATATAATACCAATAAATAGTATAGATATAAGTAATAATTCATATGATATTAGTTTTAATAATTTAGATTTAGATTTATCAAATAATATAATATATTTTATATATTCAGATAAGAAACCAATTGATCAAGATATCAGTGGTGAAAATATATTAAATTCACCTAATTATGAAGACTTTTTTGATTTGTATTATAATAATAGTTTTGTATATAATTCAGAGATATATAATACAGATGATTTATTATTACCAATATGTATTCTTAAATATAATAGTAATACTTCTTTATTTGATAAAATAGAATTATCTAAATCAGTAACTAATAATGATTATATTTTTATATATAAAGATATTTTAATATTTAACCAGCTTTCACAAAAAAATGAATATATATTAATAAATGATTCTATGTATAAAATATTAGATTCATCAAATAACTCATATCAATATTCAGAGTCAATATATTTAGATAATTTCAAATATAATATTTCAGATTATATTATTAGTATTAATAATGAAAAGTCATATCAATTATATTCAACAACAAATTCTTTATTTTTTATAGATATAAATAATTTTAATAATAAATTTAAATCATTTGAATTTATTCCACCATATAAAATATTATATGAAATTGATAGTACACATTTTTATAATAATAGAATGAAAAATGTTAAAAAAACAAATAATACACTTTTAAATCTAGATATATATAATAATTATATTTATAATATAAACTATATTGAAAAATTAAATTTATCTATTAGTATTAAAAATTCTATTATTTTAAAAAATTTATCAAACACTTTATCAGATAATTTAGTTTACATTAAAAATATTTTTAATAACTTTTTAAATGATTCTATTTATTTTAAACAGTGGAATTCATTTCGACTTAATGATATTACATCAAATATAAATATAACTATATCGCCTAATTTTATTAGTAATTATTATTCTAAAATTTTTACAATTTTAAAAATAAATGGTGTTAATTACTATTACAATAATATTCAAAATATTATTAAAACTAATATTGATAAATTTTTTGATAATTATGAAATATTTTTTAATAAAGTAATTAGATATATACATAATTTAAAATATGTACAAAGTACATCTATATTTACTAAAGATACAAAGTTAATACATATTTTATCAAATTCATTTAATATTAAAAGTTATATCAAAATAAATGAAATTACAACAAATACACTACTATATGAAAAAGATCAAACTACTAATTTAAATAAATCTAAAATATATTTTTTAGTAAATACTAATTTTACAGATCCTTTACCATTAATAATTGATACATTTGAATGTAAAATATCAAAAGTTAATAATTATTATTGTATTGATAATATAATATATGAAGAAACAACAATTTTAAATAAAAAAACAGCTAATCTTTTACCATATAATATAAATTCTGCAAAACAATTTTATTTATTTATGTATTTATTAAATTATCCAAAAAATAATAATAAATCTATTATAACAAATTTTTATTTAGTACCAAATAGTTCAGATTTTATCTTTAATAGTCAGAATATTTCTTCAGATTATAAATTTAATGTAAATAAAAAATCTATATCATCTTTTTTTGATGCACTTACAACTGATATACCAATATCATCTGATAATAAATTATCTGATATTGGAGTAAATGATACAAATTATTCATTACATTATCAAAATATATATTTTAATAATACAGTATCTGAAATAAAACCTATAATTGATATTGCAAATATATTATATCATTATTCTTATTCATTATATATATATATAAAAGATATAATAGGTCCAAATAATATTTGTAATAATAATTTTGCAACTTATAATGATTTAAAAACATATGAAAATTTATGGCATTTAATGCAAACAAATGCAAAAAATTTATTAAATGGAAATTTATTACAAACATTATCTTCAACAAATACAACAACTTATTATATTGATTGTAATATTAATTTTTCAACAATTATTGATCATGTTATAATTAATAATAGTATAACCGTTATAATAGATGAATATTTACAAAAATATATTAAACCAGATATTATTGATTTATTAAATGATAATCGTGATTACTTTAATTATTTTAAAAATTCATATAATTTAAAATTTTTTAAAGATATAAGTTCATCTATAAATAATTTTGATATTAATATTTCTAATTTGTCTTTTATAAAATTATTTTATTGGTATTTACATTTTATAAACTCAATTATATCTATAACTAAAGAATATATAATTAATGATGACTCTGATATTACATTTTCATGTATATTAAGTAAATTTAATGAAATACAACAATATTTTAATAACAAAACAGATTTTGAATATTCATCAAATTATTTAAATTCAAATATAATTTTTACATCAAATGAACATAATCTAATAAAATCAATTAATTACAAATTTAATGATGTTTTAAATTTTGTTATTAAATTACTTGATAACCAAGAAATATTGATGGAAAATAATGTAATAAATCATTATTCATCAATACCTATTATTACAGCTAATAATAATGTTCTCTTTAATACATTAACTTTAAATGAAATATTAAACAAATTGCCAATATATTTTTGTAATAATTTTTATAAAACTTATGAACATAAAACTGTTGTTGATTTTTTTAATCAAGTTAAAAATAGTTATATTAGTCAATATAAATCAATGTTATTAGAATTGAAAAAAACAGGATCATTTTCAAATAATATTTATACAAGTTTAAAAGAATATTGTAATTTTTCTATTTATGATTATGAAAATAATATGAATTATTACAGAAAAAATAAAAATTATACAGATAATAATGATATAATACAATTTAAAACAGAAACCCCTAAAATTAATTTTGAAAATTTTTATAATTATATAATTATTAATAATCCTGATTTAAAATTTGGAATAATTAATCAATTTAATAAATATTATACTATAACAAATACAATTGTAAAAAATAATAATAATAAGTTATATGAAAACATTAATATTTTAGATATTTTATACGAAAATTTAAATACAATTATCAATAATTTTAATTCATTTTTTAACTATAACTATAGTTATTATTCAGACTATCGTATTATTTACCCATTTTATTTCTATATATATAATTCATATACATTTAATTACAGTAATACTGATTATAAATTATTTTTTGATATTAATAATAATAATAAAAATACAAATTATATAATAAATACATTAAATAGTACAATCTATAATTACTCTCCTATATGTTTTCTTGATATTTCATCAAATGAAATAAAATATTTAGTAAATAATAATAATAAATTATATGATTTATCTAATCAGGAAATTAACTATCAATATTTTTATGATAGAAAAAATATGGAAAACTTTTTGTTTACTTATTCATTAACAATATATCTTATAATAATTAATAATAGTATATATGATTCAGATCAAAATCTATTATATAATATTGTAAATAAAGATATTTATGATCTAAATGATGTATTATGTGGTAATATAAATGGTTTTATTTATACAATTAATGATAATCTTTATAAATACAATATTGATAATTCTAAAAATCAAATATTAAATAGTAATTATCAAAGAATAAAACCTGATAATTATGGTAATTTCATAATAAATAATAATAACTTGAAAATATTATATAATATTTTCTATAATCTTAATACACACCTTATTGAATTTTATTTTAAAATACAAGATGATATTAATAATTTAGAAATTTTAAATTTTCAATTAGTAGATAAATCAAATTTATCAACAACAATTTATCCTTCAGAAATAAGATTAGAATTATCAAAAAACACAACAAATATAAATTTATCTAATGTGTTTAATAGTACTTTTAGTAATTTAAATAATTCAAAAACAATTACTTATTTAAATAATCAAATTAAACAAAAATTAAATATCAAATTAAATAAAACATTATTAATACAACTATTAAATAATTGTTGTAAAAACTCTTTATTTCCATCACAATATCTAAATAATGATATTTTTATATGTTCTTCTTTTAATAACTACTTAAATAATAATCAAACTGATATTATATCATGGTTACAAACATATAATAATGACAATATTAATGAAATAAAAATATTTAATCAGACTGATCAAAAGATATATAGTATAGTAGATTTAAGTAATAATAATAGTAATTTTACTGGAAAAAATTTTTATTATGTTCCAGAATATTTTGATTATTATCCGATTAATTTAAATGAAGAAATTCTACAACCAAATAATTCTACAGAAAAATTTTATTATAAAAATAAATCACATTTTGAATATATGTTATTATTAACAAAAAAAATAAAAAAATTAAATATTTCTTCTGATCTAGATCAAATTAAAATAAAATCTAAATTAATTAAAAATAAAATTATTGAAACATTAATAACTGATATTAGTAATGAAACAATAACTGATATTAGTAATATTTTTTTTAATGTTAATGATCAAAATGTTACTATTTTTTCAGATCCATCTAATATTGGTAGTAGTTCAAATTTTATAATAAATTCAAATGTAGTATCTAAATTAGAAAAAGATACAATTTATGATTTATCATTTAATAATTTTTTTGTTAAATATAATATTGGTAAATTTTATTTATCAGATACTAGTTCAAATTATTTAATAACAACAATTACAGACAATATTAATAACTATGTTTGGGATATATCATTAAATAGTAACTATTATAAATTTAATAAAAGTACTAATACTGTTTTAATTAATGTTAATGAAACATTTCCAAAAAGTTTATTTATTTTTGATGGATTACTTAATAGGATTGATAGAGTTAGTTTTGGTTATGAGATAGATTCTTCATGCAATTTAATTTATAAATTTAAATATGATTTATCATTTAATATTTTTTCAAGAGCAATATCTAAATTTAATAATGGTATATTTATTGATTATTCTAAAGCTAAATATTATATTTATGAAGATATTCCAATTAAAGTCTACACATATACAGATTTATGTGACACTTATTTACTAAATTCATCAGATAGAACATTATGGGATACTACAGATATATTGGTTGATTCAAATGATATATATATAGTTATAGAAAACTATTCTTCTACGATTAAAACATCATTAGGAAAAGAATATATTATATTATATGATACAACATTAAATACCAAATCAATATTCAATATTGTAACAATACTAGATATATCACAAAACTATATTATAAAAATACAATCAATTAATAAAAATTTTACTATATCAACAAGTTCTAATTATACATTACAATTAGGAATAAAATATTTTATAGATATACTTGGTACAGATTTAATGAATGATAATTGTATATTTTATTATTGGGAAACATTCTATTCAAGTCTAAATGATAGTTTAAATTTTATGAATAGTACAAGTGATTTATATTTTAAGGGAGAAAAATTAACATTCGCTAGTTATAATGAAGAATTATATAATAAGATTACATTATTATCTGAAAATACATCATTTGAGAATTTTTTATTTGAAATTCCAGAATGTATATATGATAAAAAAATTATTAGTGGTATAATTTTATATGATAATAAACAATCAATTAAAAATTATCTTGAAAATAATAAATCATTTTATAAAAATTTTAAAAAAATAAATGATAAATTAAAAATTAATTTAATTAGACCAGATATTCCAACCTGTTCATGGATTCCTTATATTGGTCATTTCTTAATAGATAAAATTAATTTAAAATTAAATGATAATATAATTGAAGAATTAGATGATCAAATAATACATATTTATAATTTTCTAAAATCAAATACTTCAAAAGATATTGGATTAAATAAAATGATTGGAAATACTCCAGATTTAACATTAAAACAACAGACTATACAAAAAAAAATATTATATGTACCATTACCATTCTTTTTTCAAAGTCATGAAAAAGCACTTCCTATAATATCATTATTATATTCACAAATAACAGCAAATTTAAAAATTAAAAATATAAATGATTTGTTAATAAAATCACCAAATTCTAAAATAACTCAGTTAACTAAACTAAAAATTAAATTTTGCGGTTCATATGTTTATTTAGATAAGGATGAACGAATAAAGTTTGCACAAATGCGACATGAATACTTAATTAAAACAAAAAAAAATTTAAAATATTATATTAATCAAAATATTGGCTCATTAAAAATAATTTCTAGTCTACCTGTGTCTGAAATGTTTTGGTTTTATATTGATAATAACATTAAAAATAAAAAAAATATTTCAAATTATACTGGTATTGATTATAAAGATTATTATTATGAAAATATTTTTATGAATGATTATGATCAAAATGATGATGTCACTGATTTTATAAATAAATTAATTACAAATAAAGCTAATAAAATTAATTGGTATAGAAAAAATTCAGAACAAGTTATATTGAATTTAAAAAATAATTTATCAATTTTAGATACTAATGAAATTTACTCTTTACAATCTTATTTATATTATCGTTCAAAAAATGATAATCCATTTATATCATCAACACTAAAATATAATGGACATACACGATGTATAGTTGATGGCGAAATGTCTAATTTATGTATTCCTGCAACTTATTATGAAGATACATTTTTTCCAGGTTTAAATGTATATACATTTTGTAGATACCCTAAAAAAATAACACATTCAGGATCTTTAAATTTTAACTATGCAACAAATATAGCTTTTGATTATTCAATAAAATTCAAAGATAATCATTCTGCTAATGGAGAAATTAATATAATTTTTTGTGAATTAAATATATTAAGAATTGCATCTGGTATTGGATGTTTATCTTGGTAAAATTAAGTCTAGTTTACTGACCAGGTTAATTTTTAGTCTAGTTTTAATAAAAAATACTATTGTTTTATTAAAATGTCAAATTTATTAATATTTTTAACAATATCATTATTAAATAATAAAATATTATCTATTAATTCAGATTGGTTAAATAATAAATTATTAATAAATAAAAATAAACCAATAATTTATGTACCTGGTTTAGCAGGTTCAGTTATTTTTGATGAAAATAATAAACAGATATGGCCTCCTAATTTATATTCTATAATAAGTTCAAATAATTTTGAAAAAAAAATATCTATAAAAAATACTTTAGAACCATTATTCAAGTCCTCTACTGCACCATTATTTAATACTAATAAAAATGGTTCTGATAAATATGGAATAAAAATTAATAATGGTGATACTAAATATTTTATATCAAATAAATTTGGGGAACATATTTTAGAATATTTTTATAAAAAATCACATCCAGTATATGCATTTCCTTATGATTTTAGAATTGTTCCAAATTTTGATTATATTACAAAGTTAAAAACATCTATGAAAGAATCTATTGAACAAATATATAAAGAAAATTCTGAACAAAAAATTGTTATAGTTGCACATAGTTTAGGTTCACTAATTATTATGAATTTTTTTAATAATAATACAAAAGATTGGATTGATAAATATATTGATGTTGTTATATGTATTAATCCTCCTTTTAATGGTTCTATAATTGCATTAAAAACTCTACTAGAAAATAACTTGCATTTTTATCTTAAAAATATAAATTTAAATTGGCTTAGGAATTTTGGTGGATTAATTTGGTGTTTACCAGATATTACTAATAATAAAATTATTTTAAATATTGATGGTAAAGATATAACTAAAGTTGAAGATTTTTTATATCCGGAAACATTAGAGATTTATAAAAAATATTTTAAAGATAGTGATAGTAGTTATAGTAATAGAAAGAAAATAAATCCAAATATTAAATTACATATTATTAAATCATATGGGGTTAAAACTCCTTCTAAATTATATTTAAAATCTACTAAAGATGGTTATATTTTTGATAAGTTTGATTATACTGATGGTGATGGAATAATTACTAATGAATATAAAGATATAATTACTGATGAGTATATAAAGAATAATATTAATATACATAATATAATTGGTGAACATTCAACTATATTACAATCAAATGATATATTAAATAAAATTAGTGAAATAATTAAATAATTTTATATATATAGATATATTAATAATTTAATTATTATGGGATCAGGAGTAATACAATTAGTTTCATATGGTTATCAAGATATGTTTTTTGTTAATAATCCAACTATTACATTTTTTAAAGTAATTTATAAAAGACATACTAATTTTGCAATTGAATCAATACCACAATTTTTTAATACAAAATGTGATTTTGGTGCAAGAGTTACTTCTACAATTTCTAAAATTGCAGATTTAATTGGAAAAATATATTTAGTAATTAATCTTCCTCCTATTGGTCGTTTTACTGATATTATAAATGAAGCAGGTATTGGAAATTCAAATATTTCATATTGTGCATGGACTCAAAATATTGGTTATCAATTAATTAAACAAATTGATTTAGAAATTGGTGGAATTATTATAGATAGACATTATTCTGATTGGTTTAATATATATCATGAAATATCAACACCTATGTCAAAAAGAGTAGGATTAAACAAGATAATTGGTAATGTTCCAGAACTTTTTGAATTAACACATTCTAAACAGGGTTATTTATTACATGTTCCTCTTATTTTTTGGTTTAATCGTTATCCAAATTTAGCATTACCATTAGTAGCATCTTATAATACAGATATTAAAATTAATATTGAATTTAATAGTTTAGATGAATGTTTAATAATAGGTCCATCACATTATATAGTTATAAATAATGATATTTGTTTATTTAAAAAAGGAGATATATTATTTCAGATAGTAAATAATATTACTAATTATTTTAAATTTATTTGTTTTGATCCATTATTAAAACGTTTATATTATATAAAAGTAACTCCAGAGACAATAACTACAATAAATCCAATAATATCACAAATAAATCCTTCATATTATGTAATTCCAGAAAATAGTAATTCAATTGAAAAATTATATTTTAATAAAATTAAATATTTTCCACAAACTATTAATTTAGCATTGGGTTCATCATATTTATTAGTTGATTATGTATTTTTAGATTTTGATGAAAGAATTCGTTTTGCTAAAAATACACATGAATATTTAGTTGATGTACTAACATTTGATAATGATAAAATATTATATCATACAAATAATAAAATTAAAATTAATTATTCATTACCATGTAAAGAAATTATCTTTAGATGTGTCTATAATTACCTTAACTCAGGATATATTAAAGATAAATTTAACTATACTACAAATATAGTTAAAGATAATGATATCATCTCATCAGTTTTATTATTAATGAATGGGCAAGAAAGATTTTCAAAACAGTCAAATGATTATTTTAGTTTAATACAACCATTTTTATACCATACTGCACCACCACCACTTGGTGTTTATATTTATTCATTTTCAATTAATCCTGAAGAATTTCAGCCTTCTGGATATTCTAACTTTTCAAAAATAGATGATATTGAAATTAATTTAGTAATTGATAAAAATGTTTCATACAATAGACCTGTTTACTATAGAACTTACGCAGTAACTATGAATATTTTAAAGTTTTCAAATGGATTAGCTGGTTTTATTTTTTAAATAATAAATTATTTATTATTTATTAAATTTAAATATTAAAATATGGCTCTCTTTTTGGATTTTGAATGTCATCAATGTTTTCTTTTTCTAATAACATTTTAATTTTTCCAAAAGCACTATATAAAGTAATCATTTCTTTTGCTTGTTTCTTTGAACTAATGTTATATTGATCGAGCAAATCATTAATATCATCAAACTCTAATATTTTTCCATTTACTATAAATTCTTTATTTTTTCTTAAAATTGAAGTATAATTATTAATCTTTTGATGAATTTCAGCAAGTTCAGTTTCTAAACCATTAATCTTATTAATTTTATGAAGAATTTGATTATCAGTTACACTTGATAGTTTTTGACCAATGCTATTTAAAGTTTTTTTAATAGCTTCATATTCATATGTTGATTTATGTCCACCTATTTGTCCTTTTCCTGTCAGTACTGGATACATGTTTACACCTGCATAACCAGGTACTGCAAATGGTTGACTTAACAAAACATTTGTTTCCAAATTATCTCCTCTTAATTGAGCAACTTGTAATGGTGATAATCTCTTTCTCATTTTTGAAGGTTGTAAATTTCCTGTTTTTTGTTCTACTGCTTCTTTATATTTTTCATCTAATAATCTTGAATTATTATTAATATCATTGATCATATCTTCTAAAAGGATTTTAACTTCTGGCTTAACATTAAAATAATCTCTAAATTGTGTTGCTTGTGCTTTAATTAGTGGTCTATTATCTTGTTCTATTCTTTGTAACCATTCATCAACACTAACCATTGTTTTCTTTCCATTAGAAATCTTCATTTTCCAGTCTAAATTCTTTAAAATTTCATATTTAATTCCAACATCTGCGGTTTTTAAAGCGTTACGAACATCATGTGTACCTGTAAGGGTATCTATTGATTGTCCAATATTATTTAACATACTATAACCAGCTCTACCAAGAATAGCAGCAAAATGATTAATACAAGGGGAAGAATAGGCGTTAATACCATCACCAAAAATTTTTTTGCATGTTTCTAAACGAACATCATTATTACTTGCATCATTTTTTAAATATTTTTTAATAGCAACTGTCATACTTGGAAGTTCTTTGTCATTATCAATAACTACAACACTTCCATCATCATCAAATCTAAATTTATATTTTGAATCTTTTTCAGTAGGACTTATAGAACTTGTAGATGTAAATTTCTGCTTATTAGCGTTAATATAAGCAATAAAAAGACCAGTAGCAATTTTGTGTGTAGAATCAATTATAGAAATACCACTAATATCTATTCTGCCCATTTTATACTTTATATTACTATTATCTATATTAAAATTTATACCATAGTATTCTGGTATATATGGTACTCTAGGAACACGAACCGTACTAACATCAAAATTTCCTAATGCCTCATTAAATTTAAAAATTTTATCATCGTGTGTATCCGCTATAAGTTTTTTCATAATATCTTCATTAATAAATTTCTTAATTGCATTATATTCTGCCATTTATATATACTATGAATTAAGAAAAAAAATATTTAAAAAAATAAATTTATTATTAATTTTTTAATAATAAATTTTTTAAACTAAAGATTATTAAAGAATTTCATATATCTTTTTAATAAATTAAATATTATTACAAAAAATTTTTACATATATTTCTAATAAACTAAAGATTATTAAAGAATTACATATATTTTTTAATTGCATATATTGAAATACTGAATCCAATAATCATCTGACATGAAATAGTATTTATTTTATTATTAAAAAAATTAGAACATCCAATATATGGATTATTAAATATACTCCAAATTGTAGTTATACTAATTATTTAGCTTTATCTAAAGTATTTTATATATTTTTTTTCCTAAATTATATGCCTCCTCTTTATGATCTATCATATTTACTAACATTTCATTGTAAACATTATTTATACCATAATAAAGACCATATAAAAACCCACTAATTATACCAGTAGTATCAGAATCACCAACATGTAACATAGAGTAATAAACAATTTTATCCCAAGAGCCATTAGAGTCAACTAGACAATCATAAGCAATAATTACAGAATCATCACCTCCTGCACCAGGATATATATCTTTTTTCCTGGCTGAAAATTTATTATAAAATAATGTTCTTTGTGATGGATATTTCATTACTATACTTTTTTTATAAGAATAATCAAAATCATCAAATCTATCTTCTATATAATCTTTCCACTTGTTTATAAATATTTTTTTATCCCTTAAATAAAATGCCTCAAATGACTCTTTTTTTGTCTTTATATAATTATCTATAATTTCTGATTCTAAAACTTCAATTGCATCTACACACCAACGTACTGGTTCTATTCCATTTATAGCATATGAAGCAAATAATGCAACCATTATTGAACCCAAAAATGCAATTGCATTTGGATGAGTTAAACATGTAGACTCTATACATACTTCAATTAATTTTAATAAATCAGAATTATTATTAAATATAACTCCAATTATTGCAGATCTCATTGAACCACCTGAACCACCTGCTTTATCATCATATGAAAAATCTTTATAATCACTTCCTGATTTTAGTTTTTTTAAATATGTTATAGTTGTTAAACCTCCTTTATATACCCTTTCAAATTTTTCTAACTCTAATCTTTCTTTAATTAATTCAATATATTCATTCTTAATTAAATTAATTAATAAATCTATATTTGTCTTATCTTTATTGCCCCATATTATAAATGCTTTTGCATTTGCTTCTAACATAATTGAATCATCTGAAACTGTCCACTCTGGTTTTGGATGTGTTTTAAATCCCCCTTCATATATAAAATTAAATACTAATTCATTTGAATAATCTGCACCAGCTTGCTCAAATTTATCACCATAATTATCTTGTGAGAATCTATTAGAATTATTAAATTCAGTAATACCATTACCAAAACCAATAATATCTCCGATAAAACCTAATAGAAATGCATCAGTTATTTTTTTGTCCATAATTAAATATAAATTATATTTAAAAATTTGTTATATAATATAAACATAATTATGGAAAGTAATGATTTTGAATTACTTAAAAATATTAATCTATATGATATTTTAGGTTTTGTTTCTAGAAATGATTTTACTACAGAATTAGCAAAAAAAAATTATAGAAAACTTGCTTTAAAATATCATCCTGATAAAAATCCAAATGAATCAAGTAATGAAAAATTTGAATTAATTCAATTAGCTTATTTAATTTTAATGTCTCCAGAATACAAAGAAAAATATGAAAATGTATATGATTCAAATTCACAAATTAAAGATTTTAAAGATCTAAAAGAAACAGTTAGAAATGATAATTTTAAAATTGAAAGAATTACAAAAGATGATTTTTCAAAAAAAATAAGTAAATTAAATATTAAAAATAAAGATAATGTTTCTTTTGAAATACCTGAAATACTTGATCAAGAAACAGCTCAAAAAAAAACATTAGATATGTTAAAAGAAAGAAAAGAAAGTGAAGATTTTTTTAAAGAAATATATAAAGAAACACATGAATCTTTATCTAAATTTTGTGATCAAAATGAAATAAATAAAAAATTTAATGAAATATTTGATGAACAAACAGAATTATCAAATAATTTTAATCTTCCATCAGTTTTTGATCAATCAGATATAACTATTTATAATGGAAATGATGTTTTATGTAATTATACTACATTATCAAATATGTCATATGATTCTATGTATGCAGATAAATCATTATATGATGAAACATTTAATATTAGTAATATACCAAAATATATTAATGATAATAAAACATTAGAACAAAGAATGAAAGATTATATGACAAATTCACAACAGTTAGCACAATTAGCAAAAAATTCAAATGTATCAAATATGAATACTGCTGTTTATAAAAATTAAATAGTTTTTGATCTTGATCTTATCATATTATTATCTGTTTGTGTAGAAATTTCACGCAATTTTTTATATAATAGTGGATATTGTATAACTGTTTGATCATATCCACTATTAATTATTTTTTTCTTAATATCTTTATCAAGATTAACATTTAAAAAATTAGTAAGAATAGATGGATCTATTTTAACTGAAATTACATTATATGATTTAATTTGAGGTTCAGATTCAACAATAATTTTAATTAAATTAACAATATAATTATATATATTTGATTCATCAGGTGTTTCAAAAAAAGGATCATTTTGAATATTAAGATATGTTTGTATACCTAATGTATATTTAATTTCATTAGATTCAATATTAAATAATGGAAAATTATCAATTAATGCACCATCAACATATAACCTATCTTCCCATTCAACTGGTTTAAATATTAATGGTATAGAACATGACATTAAAATAGCTTTCCAAACAGGTATATTAGGAAATGTTTCATGAGTAATATAAACTGCTGTTCTAGTATTTAAACAAACAGAGGTAATACTTAAATATTTTTTAGTTTGTTTAAATAATTCAATCATTGTAATATTTTCAAAATTATTATCTGTAGATAATTGTCCTGATATTTCAAAATTGTCAGATTCAGAATTTAATGATATTTTGGTATTTAGCTTACTTAATTTAAAATTTAAAAATAATTTAATAACTCTTTCTAATTTTATACTTTCGCATACATTAAAAGTGGTAAATAAATTATCAGTATTAACTAACAAAATTTTATTTAAATCAAAATCTTCAATAAATTTTATAATTTCAGATGAATTAAAGTTAAGAATTAACATTAAACATAATATAGAACCAGCTGATGTACCATAAAAATTTTCAACCGATTTTAATAAATTATTTTCATCTAAATATTTAATTACTCCTATGGCTCCTATAATTTTAACACCACCCCCCGAAATAACTAAATTTTTTATCATACTTAAAAAATAATATATTATTATTCTTTATCTATGTTAAACCTTGATAAATTCGCAAAACTTAAAAAACAACGTGAAATAAATAAAAAAAAATGCTATAAAAGAGTACTTAAACAAATTATTTTAACTGTAGAAATGAATATTAGTCAAGAATCTAATTTTTTATTTTTTGAAATGGAACCATTTGTTTTTGGCGAAGCTGATTATGATATGTTAGAATGTGTCAATTATATAATTGACAAAATAAATGAAGATAAAAACTTTAAAAAAATTTTAGACCAAATACAGTTTTATGAACCAAATCTTCTATTTATTAAATGGGACTTAACTAAAGCTATTTAGAAAATAGTTGCAATAATAATAAAATTAACAAACCAAACAAAAATATTGTAATGATATCTTTATTTGATCTAATATTTAAATTAAAATTAGGTAAATTAAAACTATTATCATGAAAATATTTTTGATTATTTTGTTTTAAATATTTTGATCTACAGCGTGTACATTTTGCTAAATGATTATCAAGTGCTAGACAAACTTGTGATTCTTGTTCTTCATAATTATCATTACCAAACATTTCTTTTAATTCCATATATTGATTATACATATCTTTTTTAGATGGTGTTTTTAAATTATCATCTATACCAAAATGTTCTCTTTCTTTAAATATTTCAGGTTTATCAGATTGTTGAAATATTGGTTTTTCAGTAAAATTTTTTTCTCCCCATGCATCTTCTATTGTACAGAACATACTATATATATATTATAGATTTAATTAATTTAAAAATTAATTTTTTAATTTTTATCTATAAATATAATATACAATGGATAAAGTAAATACATTTATATCAAATATAATCAATACTTTTGATCAATGGATGCTTAACCCTTATTTTGCTACAACAATTACAATTATTTTAACAGTTTATGCTAGTTTAGCATCTCCAAATTTACCAAATTTTTTAAAAAAACTATTTGATAATTCAATTTTTAAAATATTAATAATTTCATTTATTGCTTATAGAGCAAATAAAAATCCTCAACTTTCTTTATTAGTTGCTGTATGTTTTGTTATTACACTAAATTTTCTTGCTGAAAAAGAAAATAAAGAGGCTTTTGAGCAAATTGAAACATTTAATCAATTAGAATATTTTTCTAATACATTAGACACAACTGGTAATATTGAATCTTCTAATCTTGAATTATCTGAACCTCCTAATCCTGAACCATCTAATCTAAATAATACTGATTCTGATAGCTCTGGTATTAAATCTGATAGCTCTAATATTAAATCTGATAGTTCTAATATTAAATCTGATAGTTCTGATATTAATTCTGAAACTAAATCTAATAGCTCTGAAACTAAATCTGAAACTAAATCTGATAGCTCTGATATTAATTCTGATACTAAATCTAATAGTTCTGATATTAATTCTGACAGTTCTGATATTAAATATGATAGTTCTGATACTAAATCTGATAGTTCTGAATCTAAAAAAAATTAGATAATTTACAGCCAGATCAAGTATAAAAAATTATTTTTATCAAGTATATAGGATTTAATATTTATTAATAAATTATTTAAATTATTATTATTTAAATAATTTGCGTCATATTATATTAATTTAGTTTCTTAATAAATTTTAAATGAGTTCTGATAAGAAAAGCGATTCTATTAGTTTTATAAATAAAGGTAAAAATGTTGTTTCTACTGATACTGAATTACATCTAGATTTATTTGCAGATCAAACTAAACTTAAACCAGTTTCAAAAGTAATTAAAATGAATAAAATAAATGAAGATTCTGATTCAGATGATTCACATATTGTTAATAAAACAATGTATTCTGATACAGATTCTGTAAAATCAAAATCATCATCTAGTTCTAGAAAAAGTTCTAGAAAAAGTTCTAGAAGAAAATCAAAAAAGCATTCATCTGAATCATCTAATTCATCTAGTACATCATCAAGATCATCATCTAGTTCATCATCTAGTTCATCGCGAAGAAAATCTTCAAGAGTAATATCAAATTCGCATAAGAAATTAGATGATTATATAAATAGTTATAATAATATTAAAATGTCAGAAACAAAACAAGTTAATACTGAAACTAAACAAAATAATGATACAGAAAAACAAACTAAAAATACAACACAAATTGGTGAACCTGGAGCAATGCCATATATTCCAAAATACCAAACAGAGAGAGAGATAAGATTTAGAAAAATGGAATTATTATGTATTTTAAAAAATATTCAAAAAACAAGAGAATTATCAAAAAATTATACAATGAATTCAGAATTACAAGATATGGAAGATGAAGTTAGGTTTCATACAGAACAAGAACAAAAAGTTGTCAGTGTTGGATTTGCAAAAGATGGTCTTTTAAAAATATGTCAATTTATGGAAATAATGAATAATTCATTTGATCCATTTGGTTTACAATTAAAAGGATGGCATGCTCAAATGAATTCAAACATTGAAAATTATGATGGAGTTTTTGGTGAACTTTATGAAAAATATAAAAATTATGTTGGTCGTGTTGAACCAGAATATAAATTAATGTATATGGTTTTTGGTTCTGCAGCATCATTTCATTACTCAAAACAATTTGTTGAACAATATGGATTAGAAAAATTAGTTGAAAAAAATCCAGAACTTTTACAAAAAATTCAGGCTAATATAGCATCTACAATGGAAAAAAATATTGGTAAAAAAGATGAACCAAAAGTAAAAAAAGATAATATGCCAAAAGTTTCTCAACAAGAAATGTATCAACAAATGTTAAAAGAAAAAGAAGAACTAGAAAAAAAACTGAAAGATCAACAAAATGAAATAATAAAAACACAGGCACAAACACCTACACAACCACATATGAATGATACAATTAATAAAATGATGGCTATACAACAAGCAAACAATTCTGGTATAGAAATTAAAAAACCATCTGGTTTAAGTGATCTATTATCTAAAGTAAAATCTTCAAATACTAATATAAATGCATCAATACCACTTGTTGATACTGCAACTTCTGCTAGTTCAAGAATAAAAGTAATTAATACTATTGATTCTGAAAGTATTTCTGATTCAGATAATGTTCAATCTATTTCAAAATTAAGGTTATCACGTAGACAACGTCCACAAGTTAATTCAAATTAATTTTGATTTAATATTAAAAAATAGCTTAAAGAAATATTAATATATTTTTATAAATATTCTCAATGGAAGATAATTTAGTGCAAAAAAAAAGAGGTAGAAAACCAAAAAATAAAGATAATTTAAAAGCAAACAATGAAGATATAATTAAAAAAAAAAGAGGTAGAAAACCTACAGGAAAAATATATGAAATTAATAAATCATTAATTTCTAATATATCATCTAATATGCCAAATTGTATTATTGCACATTTACCTTTATCAGATAAAGATATTTTTAAAATAATAGGAAAGTCAAATCCTATAGATATTAATAAAGAAACTACAAATTCATTAACAGAAGAAGCTTATTCTGAAAATTTATCTGATATTATTCATAGTGAGTCTGGTAAACAAAATACAAATATAAATACAAATCCATATATAGTTTCACAATCATCATTTATTATAGAAGAAGATGATAATATAAAACATAAATATAATGATAAATGTGTTGAACTATTAAATTTAAAAAAAAAATATGATGATCTTTTAGAAAAATTTAAAAAATTTTCATATTTAGAAGATAAGATAACAGATAATGGTGTTATTGAGAAAAAATATTATATTGCAAATTCAAATATTTTTGATTTATGCGGAAATTGTTGGAAGGAATCAACTGAATCACACTGTTGGTGGTGTTCACATTCATTTGATACTGTTCCTGTAGGACTTCCAAATAAATATTGTTCAAAACAAAAAAAATTTTATTTATATGGTTGTTTTTGTTCATTTAATTGTGCTCATTCATATAATCTTGAATTAAAAGATTATAAAATATGGGAAAGATATGCTTTATTAAATTATATTAAAAAAATAATTTATAAAGATTCATCAAATGAAATAAAACAAATTGTTTCAGCTCCACCAAAAGAAATATTAAAGGTTTATGGTGGAGAATTAACTATAGAAGAATATAGAAATTCATCTATATCAATACCAAAAGAATATTATCATTTATTACCACCAATGATCCCAATATTCTCAGTTGTAGAAGAAATACCTAAATTTTTCTATCAAGATAGATGTTCAAAAAAGAAAAATGATTTTGGCGAATTAAAAATTAAAAGAACAAAACCACTTTTAACACAAAATAATAATTTATTAAATCTAATAAAATAATTATTTTTTCTATAAATCTTGTAATTTATAGAAAAAATTATATATTGGTACTCGTATCTTTTCCAACTACTTTATTTACTATTTTTTTAGTTTTCTTTTTAGTAGTACTTTCTGGATTTACTATTTTTTTAGTTTTCTTTTTAGTTGTATTTTCTTTATTTTCTAAATTTTTTTCTATATAATGTACTGCATGCAAAAATGCGTCACATAAATCATCTTTCTTTTTAAATGTATTTAAATGTTCAACATATGCAGGATTATGTTTAATAAATTCCATACAATTTGTAATTCCTAATTCTTTTGTTTTTTTATATTTATTTCCTACTTTTGTTGCATCTGCAATTTCTTCATTAATATCTTCTGTTTTACCAACTATTTTTAATTTGTTTGAAGGAGCAAAAAATGTTATTTTTGAAATTGTTGATCCTGTATGTTCTTTTTCAATTAAACCTCTTATCATAAACCATGTATATAAAACATCTGATATTGCTTTCATTGTTGGATTTTTAAATGTTGGTTGATTTTCAATACATACTACATCAACTTTTAAAAATATATCTTTAAATGTATCTAATTTTGTTAATAATGATAATTTTAAATCATGAATTGTAAAATCTTTAACAAAAGTTTTATATTTAATAAGAGATCTAACTTTTTTTTCATTTTTATCAATTATATCTTTATGTTTTGAACAAATTTGATTTGAATTATATACAAATTTACTTTTTGTTTTACATGAATTTGTATATGAACATTTTGATCCATCAATACAATTATCAAAAATAATTGGATTATTAGATAAAATAACTTTATGATATAGTTTATGTTTTGAACAAAAATGATAAGTATTTTTATTTATTTCTGAAGATAAACTAATACTATTTGGACATGATTCATAACAACATTTTAATTTATTTTGCTCAGTTAAATTAATAATATTCCAATTATTAATATGAGAATCTTGAATAAAAAATTTATCATCTTTTTTTTCAACAATACAATATGCTAAATTTTTTATTCCTACATCAAAACCTAATACTTTAACCATTCTAATTATAAAATAAATTAATATATCCTTAAATAGATTCTGAACGCGATTTTACATTTTCTAAATAATGTTTTCTACATACTGGTTTATAAATATTTAACTCACCAACCTCAATTGTATTATCTGTACCACATAATTTTGCGGTAAATGGTGCTGGAATACAACCATCACATAAATCACAATATGCTTCTAAATGTTCTATTTGATTTGCTAATGGAATTAAATTTAATATATGACCAAAAGGTTTTCTTTTATAATCACCAGATAATCCTGTTACTATTAAATATTTATTATCATTATCAACTGCGATTGAACAAAATTTAATCAAATCATCTCCAAAAAATTGTGCTTCTTCAATAACTATAACTTGAGCTGTCTTATAATCTACTGTATTAATATATTTTAATAAATTATCTGAACTTTGACATGGTTCTGTAATTTTATCATGAGAACATATTGTTTCTATACCATTATATCTTGTATCTATAGAATGTTTAATAACTAAAATTGGTACATTTTTAGATTTAAAATTTCTAATTAACCTTATTAGTTTAGATGATTTTCCAGCAAACATAGGACCAATAATTAAATATAAATAACCACTCATTTTATTATTTAATATATAAGTATTAATTTAAATAAAATAAAATATCAATTTTTTATTTTATTTAAATTCTTGATATAATAAAAAACAAGAATTTATTCATTATTATAGTAAAAATTTAAGTTTTTTAGATAAAGATACTAATAAATAAAAATTGATAATATTATATACTAGTATATATTAAATAATATTATTATATTAGTATTATGGAAGATGAAGAATTGATTGATTTATCTGATGTAGAAATAGATGATAGTACTGAAATACAAATTGAAAGTACTAGTGAAGGTATATTAATTGAACCAGAAAAGAATTATATATTGTATGATTTAGATAATTTACCAAATTCAATGGAAATATTTGCAATAACATTAACAGCATCAATAAATAAAACTTTTTATATTGAAAATATCTTAAACTATTATCCATTATCAGAAACAAAAATATCTACAATTAAATCTAAATTAAAAATGAGAAATATAAAAAAGAAAAATGTTAGAAAAATGAATAAAAAGGATATTAAAATTAAAAAAGGATCTTCTGAAAATAGTTATAACTTTTTTAATCAAATAACTGTTGTTATGAATATACCAATTGATCATGGTTCTAATATTACAAAAGATGTTAATATTAAATTATTTAAAAATGGATCTATTCAAGTTTCTGGATTAAAATCAATTAATCAGTGTAATATTATGATTAATAAAATTATTGAATTATTACAAGGTGATTACTGTGTTTTTATCAATCCTGATGATGAAACACCATGTACACATGATACTCCCGGAGCTATATTTAAAAATATTAGATTTATTGAATCAGATATTGTAAATATCATGAATTTAAAAATTAATATGATCAATACTATGTACCAATATATCAGTAAAATTAATAGATCACAATTATATATGAGACTACTTGAATTAAAAATAGAAAATAAATTAGAAAAAACAACAAGATTAAAATATCAACCAGATATTCATGCACCTGTACATGTTAAAATAGATCTTGGAAATAAAAAACCTGTAACTGTTTTTGTTTTTGAAAGTGGTAAAATATTAATTATGGCAGCTAAGAAACGTGAAAATATAATTGATGCATTCAATTATATTAATAAATTATTAACAGAAAATCATGAATATGTTGTTAAAAGAAATTTAATTGAAATTATTGCGAATGATCCTGATTTAAGCAAATTAATTGATTTAGAGGCATTGGCACAAATTTTTCATGATTTATAGATTGTGCATAAACTGGATTATTTGTATAATGATACATTTGATTTATTCCATTTGAATAATATGGATTTGTTAGTAATGTATCTATTTGATTTTGATTTATATTATCTTCATAATATATTTTTGTTTTATTCATTTGATTTATTTCTGGTCTTGCTGCATTAAAATTTGTTTGTCTTGCAGGATTATATCTATCTATATTAATATGATCTCTTAACTCCATTGATCCTATTGAATTTACATCAGGTATCATTGAAACATTTGAATTAGTTGGTGCTCTACCTGCTACTGTTACTTCTCTTATTAAATTTGTATGTGCATTATTATATTGCATTTGATTTTTTGTTTCATATGGATTACCAGCAGATCCAAAATAATCTTGAGATTTTACCATATCTTTTAAAGTAATTGGTGCATCCCAATTTGTTGCATCATATGGATTTGAATTATATGTCGATTGATTTCCAATAACATTAACATGATTATTATAATTAACTAACTGTTTTAATGTTGTTGGTGCTCTTGCATCAGTTACTGTATAACCTGAATCTTGATGTGTTCCAATAAATGTATTATATGGTGTTGCCATTATTTCTTGTTGCTGTGTATATTTTGCAGTATCTTCAAATTGTGTTGTCTGTCCCTTTTGACCTGTTAAAAATGTATTATATTGTTTTGCCATTATATCTTGTTGATTTGTTTGTTTTGCATTATCTTCAAATTGAGTCATATGTCCTTTTTTACCAGTTAAAAATGTATTATATTGTTTTGCCATTATATCTTGCTGTTGTGTCTGTCTTGCTTCATCTTCAAAATGTGTTGTTTGTGTTGTTTTACCAGTTAAAAATGTGTTATACTGTGTTGCCATTATATTTTGTTGTTGTGTCTCTCTTGCACTATCTTCAAATTGTGATGTATGTCCCTTTTGACCAGTTAAAAATGTATTATATTGGTTTGTCATTATATTTTGTTGTTGTGTCTGTCTTGCACTATCTTCAAATTGTGTTGTATGTCCATTTTGACCTGTTAAAAATGTATTATATTGTTTTGCCATTATATCTTGCTGTTGTGTTGGATTTGCTATATTATTTGGATTAAATGCATTTATACCTTGATTTTGATTACTTGCACCAACTGGATTATAACTTTGTAATTGTTGTGTTGGATTTGCTATATTATTAGGATTAAATGCATTTATACCTTGAATTTGATTACTTGCACCAACTGGATTATGACTTTGTAATTGTTGTGTTGGATTTGCTATATTATTAGGATTAAATGCATTTATACCTTGAATTTGATTATTTGGACCTACTGGATTATAACTTTGTAATTGTTGTGTTGGATTTGCTATATAATTTGGGTTAAAAAAATTAGTACCCTGGTTACTTCTAATATTACCATTTATTTCTGTATTTGTTTGAACTCTTTGTGTATCATATACTTTAAATGATGTTATATCTTGCAAAGATTTATTATTACCCTGTGCTGGACCTTGATTAAACTGAGTTAATTGTTTATCTTTTGGTTGTTTCATTTCACCTTTCATTTCTGGTGTATTAATTCCATAATTACCATATGCTGGACCAATAACTGGTGTTGAAAATGTTCTATTACCTATTTCAATATTTATATTTTCAGATGTTTTTTGATTTTTAATCTGACCACCAGATTTGACTGGTGCAACATGTGTTCTAAATTTATCATGTTTTCTACGTTCAAAATTAGCAACAACTGGTCTATGTTGACCCTTTTTACCTGGTAAAACTGGTGGTGTATATGAAACTTTTTGATCATCTTTTCTTCTCAATTGATCAATTGTTGGTGGCAAGATACGTGTTGTATCATGTATTCCTCCTAATGAATCTTGATCTACTGATAATCCTAAACCAGGACCAATTTTTCTTGGTTCAAATGGTTTTTGTTTTCTTTTTTCTAATTTAACACCATCTTCCATTCTATTTTCAATAAATGTAGTTACACTTGGCATTCCACCTTGACCCCATGTATTATCAGAAACTGGTTTAAAAAATGGTTCAACTTCTTTTTTAGGTGTATATGTTTTAGAAGAACCAGAAAAATATTCTAATTTTCGATTATCACGAAGTTGTGGTGTTTCAAAATCTCTCATTCTATTAAAAATATTCATATTATTATGAACAAAAGATTTATCATCCTTTGGAACAATACCATATGTCATATCAAAATTATTTGTTGTATTAAAATCTTCAAAAACAGACCATTTATCTTTTGATGCAATTTCATTTTGTCTTGATTTTTCATTTAATCCATTAATATCATTTGATGCAACTGCTGATTTAGAATTAAATTTTTGTAAATCAAATTGATTTGTAAAAGATTCTTGTACATTATTTCTAATTACATCAGTACCAGTTCCCATTTCTCTAGATGTATCTTCTAAATTATAATATACAGGTATCATAAATTTTTTTGGATCCATTGTATCTTTTTTTCTTTGTTCATATATATATTTTATATTATCATCTGTTTTTTTAATTATATTTGAATGATATTGTGAATATCTATAGTCATCTAATAAGATTTTATCGTCATAAGATGTTTTATTATTAATATTTTTTGGTTCTTTTTCAGATATATATCCTGCGTAGCCTAAACCTGCTAATAAAGCTAATTCTGCCATAATAATAATTAGATAGATTATAATTATTATTAAAGTAATTTATTTATACTATTGTTTATTTTGTTATAGTAATCAATTGGACTCATTTGTTTTGCCTGTTGTCTTGAATTAACACCAAAACGGTTTGAACCAACTTGATCTGGATCCATACTAAAACCATAATAAACACTTGATCTTGGATCTCTAATTGGATAATCAAATCTTGTTTGAGTTAACATTTTAACTTCTGATACTGATTTATCTAATCTAGTATTTCCTGGTTCTAAAGATTTAGAACATAATGTTTTTAAAGGTTTAATATTTTTAGATAAATAATTTGCATAAACATTTTTTTCCATCATTGTTCTTCCTTCTAAACATCTTGAATCTGGTAAATCTAAATTTTTTAAATGTGATTCAATATCTGCTAAACTACTGATATTATCAATATCATTAGGACTATACCAGAAACTACGTAAATTAGACATACCATTTTCTGCAATACATTTTTCATTTTGAATTTGATTTATATTAACTTTATATGTTCCTGGTGCAGTACCTTGATTTAAACGATTTGATTGATAACAATCATCATAAATTTTTCTTGAAAAAATTCCTGACATTTAATATAAATAATATTAAGATAAAAAAAAATCTTTTTTATATATTTAAATTAGTTTGCATTAATTATATTAATATTTTATTTAAAATCCTCTAGAAGTAGGAAATTTAAGATTAGTTGGTACTATATTTCTTTCACATAAATATGGATTTAAAATTACTACATTATCACATTCTCCTTTAATTCTACTTTCAGAATTAGGATTTAATTCACATGACATGAATTGTTGATTACTACATTTGCTAAGATTTCTGTGAATACCTCTTAAATTATTTTCAATACTAGTTAATTCACCAAATGTTTGAGGTCCAAGTTCTAATGTAGCATTTTTATTTTTATCACAAGCATCACAACCAACTGTTTTTACACTATTTATACAAGGAACATCACTTGCTTTTCTAAAATTAGGGTTAATATGATAATCTAAAAACATACTATAATCACCTGCTGTACATGATGTTTTTATTTTTTCAGAAATTGCGCACGAATCATGAATTAATCTAGAATTTATTCCTGACATTTTATATAATATATATTAGATATTAATTTTTAAAATGAACCATTTGGATTATTTATTCAATACTAGAATTTTTTATTTAAATATCTAGTATCCTGTGGATATGAATTTGAACCATATATTGAATTTTGATAATCTCTAAAAGTAAAATGAAAACGATCTATTTCTTTATCTCTTGATGCACCATTAATATCACGTGTTGATTCACCATATTTTATTGTACTAAAATTATTTATATTACCAAAACCAGAATTTGTCATCGAACCTGATCTAATATATTCTGAATGATCTAAATTTCTTCTTCTATCATTTGTTAATTTAAAAGTACGACCATCAGTTGATTTAAATTCTGGTATTTCTCCTTTTTTAGAATACTCTGGAATTTTAAATTCATTCTCAATTCCCACTTTTTTAGCACAATCAATTGGATCACCATTTGTACTAGACCTAAAACTTACTGATTTTTGTATAATATTTGGAAAATACTTCTCATCAAAATTAGATACTGGTTTTTTTTGAGGTTCTTCACTTGTATTTCTAGTATATTGAGTTTTATTATCTATGTTTGTATTATATATTTTACCATCTGGTTTATATAACATAGAATTAGTTTTATCAAAAGTAACATCTTGATTATAATATCTAAATAAAGGTTGTTCGAAGACACGATCATTTGAAAAATATTTTAATTTACCATTTGAATTATTTTGATCTGGTTGTGTTGTATCAGATATTTGACTCATTTTATAATATAATTATATATATTATTTTATTAAACTTAAAAAATACAAATTATTTCTTGTATCTTATATCCCTAAATTTTTCACATCCAATACCATCATATTTACATATTGACATATTATTACCATACACAAATTCTAAAAAATCACTTCTTTTATTTACAATTGATGTTATTGGCATTGTTATAAAACTTCTTAAACGTTTTTTACTATTCAAATCATTCTCATCATCATAATATTCCCAATATAAATTATTTTTAACATTTTCTTCAGGATCATCCTTACATGCTTCTAAATTAGGTTCATCATCTAAAATTAATAAATTACTCATCGGATTATTTATCGTTGATCTTCTGCATTCTAAATGTTTTTTTATTTTATCTTTTTTATCTTCTAAATCCTCATTTTTTGTATATATTATACCTATTATATTAATTAATACAAAACCTAATCCACAAATATATGCCCATTTATAACGAGAAAATATTATAAAAATTATACATGTTATCAAAAAATATCTTGCAATTGCATTAAAATTATTATTCGTATCTGTCGGATAAATATCCGAAATTTTTGTAAATAATACTTTTGGATCATTTATCCAAAATTCCTCTTTATTTTTCATTATTATCTAATTATTAATTAGATAATAATTAGATAATATTTTATTTATTCTAATTGTTATTCAATTTCTAATTGTGATTCAATTTCTAATTGTGAATAATATTCTTCCATTTCTTTTAATTGTTCTTGAGTTAATTCACCTTTTGTTTCTAAATTTGATTTTTCCTGTCCTTTTGTCATACCTTTAACTCCAGATAATAATGATGTTATATTTGATAAATCAAAATTATTATTTATACCATTTTCTCCACTTGTAGAACCCATCATTTCACCTAATATATCTGGTGATACTGTTCCCATCATCTTTGTAACCATTTCTTCCGGATTTATTTTTGACATATCTAATTTTGATAATTCTTCTGTAAACTTTTTATCTGTCATTAGACCCATTAATGAACCAACTACTTCAGTTGGATCAATCTCTCCAGAAACTATCATATTTTGATACTTTTCTCCTAATTGTTTTGTAATTTCAAAAACTTGATCTGATGTTTCCAAATTACCCATTGTACTTGTAATATCATTCATTAAATTTGACATTAATCTTTCATTTTTTTTATTATCTATTCCTGGAATTATCTTATTAAATATTTTACTCATATCCATTTCACCTTCTGAATTATTCATTAAATCTTCCATCATTTCTCCTATTTTATTCATATCTATACCTAAATTATTTGTATAATTATTTGTACAATTCATTAAATTATTTAATTTACTCATATCAAACTCCTTCTCTTTTTTAACATTTTTATGTCTATTTAATCTTCCTGATTTTTTTTCTCTACTTATTTGTACATCATCATTTACGTTCTCTTTATTTTTTTCTTCCTCTTCTTCTAATTTTAATAATCTTTCTAATTCACCTGTTAATGTATTAACTATTGCATCATTTTTTTCAATATGTGCTGTTTCAAATAATAAAAATACTGTCTGAATAAATTTCCAATACTCATTTTGTGATTCTGTCATTAAATTATTGTAAATATCCATCATAAATAATGATTTCTTCAATTCTTTAATTAATTTATCTTTCTTTCTTAAAATAAAATATCTTGTTAATCTAATATCTGATCTTATTTCTTCATGATTTTCAATAAATTTTGTCCAAAATATTTTTTCATTATTATCTAAATCTGAATATGATAACACTTCTAAATCTATCATATTTTTATTTTGTTCAGATATTATTGAAAAAAACTCTGTTTTACGCGTATTAATATCATCAATATTTTCTGCCGTAAAATTATAATTTTTCATCATATTTAAAATAAATATCATATTATTTTAAATAGGTTTTATTTATCAAATATTTATTTATTTTCTATTTTTTTCATTGCATAAATATTTGATAATGTTGACAAATTTTCTAAATAACCAAAAATACTTTCTTTATTTACTTCTGATAGTTCTATAAATAAATTCTTTATTATCATTATTATTTCACTCAACTTATTTGTCTTATCAATTTGTTCTTCCATTTTATAAAAAAATTCATAATCTTTAGATGAAATTTTCTCACAAAATTGTTCATTTCCTGCACTAAAAATATATCCTGCAAACATATCTATTGCTATCTCTTTATTGGCACTGATACCTGTTTCAATTAAATTTTTATATGATAATAATTTATTTATATTATCAGTATCAGTATCAGTAATATTTTTTAATTGATTAACAATTTTTAATAATTCTGTTAAAAATGTTTTTAATTCATCATTAAAAATTGTTACTATTTCTAATTGAGATAGACTTAATATTTCATCCATAATTATATTTAATTATTATGTATTTTATATTTAAATACTTTTTATTTTAAAAACTTTTTATTTAAACTTAAAATATTATCTATTTGTGATGTTCTAAGCTTAGATAATTGTGATAATTTTTCACTTTGTAATTTTTCATTTATTTTTTGATCTGTAATAATTTTATTAATATCATCTGTTATAAACATTTCATTTAATTTATTAAATTTAACTATTTTTTTATTTAACTCATCATCATTATCTGTCAATGATATATAATTTATATCTATTGTATTTGCTATCGTATTATCTGTTTTAAAATAAGGATTTTTAACATTTGTTACATTATTAGTTTGTAAATTAATAAATTCTTGAGATTTTATCCATGTAAAAACTTCTTTTCCCACAAGTGGTTTATTCATTCCTTTAACTATTAATGTAGGTACTTTTTCAATTATATCTGGTAATTTAATATTTGGATCATCTACTAATATATATTTATAACTTTCATTTAATCCATTCGTATGAATTAAAGATAATAAATTTATACAATGTTGACATTTATTACTATAAAATAAAATATGTTTGTTTGTAGACATTCTATTATTTAATAGAATATAATCTTATTTTTTTTTAATTAATTTTAACTCAATAAATATCTAAATATTTATTAATGACATCTAATAATTATAATATTCTCGATATACAACTTTTAAATAAAAAAAAATATATTATATTATTTTCTGGTCTTGAATTTAGTCCTATTGAAAAAATAGTAAATGACCTTGCTAAAGATTTTAATGCAATTGTTCTTAATTATTTACATTTAGGTATAGATGAAAATATAAATTTAGAACCATTAAATACTCGTGTTAATGATTTAATTAGTAAAAATAAAAATTCACCACAACCCTTTTTTATTATTGCTAAATCTTTTCCTTCAAATAAACTTAAAATACCAGTTGATCTACATATTAATATTAGTCTAAATAAATTTGCAATTATTAATCTTGATCCAGCAAAACGCCCTGATCTCCCCGATTTATACATTAAATCATTACAAAGTAATCATATTAATAAATATATTAATTTAAAAAAAGATTATAATTTAGAAGATATCATTAATGATATTTTTAATTTAATTATTGATGATATTGAAAAAAAAGTATATGGAGATAAGTATAATAAATTAAGCCATAAATTTTATACTGATGATTCTAATACAGATTCATCAATAAAATCTAAATTAGTTTTTGATCCAAATTCAATTACACAAAATGAAAAAAAAGAAATTGCCACTAAAAATGCAGAGCTAGAAATTCAAAATAGTATTGATGAATCTGAAAATTCTAATAGTTATGAAAAAGAAATTGATGATCTAGATGAAGATGATATATTACAAAATGAAGTAAGATTATTCGGTTCAAGATAAGATTAAAACATTTAAAGATATATTTATATGTTTTAATAGTCATGGAAAGTTTTACACATCATATTGTTTTAAGCTGGGATCCAGAAGAAAGTGTTCCTCCTGCTACTGGATGCTTTCATGGTTTAAAAAGTGAAAATATTTTTTCTTGTGAATCAAAATTACTATATTCAATTGAAAATTACAAAATTATTAAAAAAACTGGTACTCTAAACGATCTAAAATTAGATATTATTCTAACATATTACATATCAAAAGAAAATCCCCATGAAAATAAATTGCTTCGAGGTTACTTATATGTAAACAAAAAAGAATATGAAATAAAATCATCATACACTTATTGTTCTTTGCAAATTGGTAAATGGTGTTATGATAATATACAAATAGTTAAACTAGATGTTAATATTTTTGAATAAATTTAATCATTAATAAATGTACTCATAAATTCAATTAATTCATTATGATAATTCCATTCACTAACATCCCAAGTATATAAATTTCCATGAATTGGATTATATATTGATACTTTATTTATTATTAATCCTTTTCTTCTTGCTAAACCAACATATGCTAATAGCTGAACTAACATTTCTATATGTGGTCTTGAATCTTTATATGTTTTAATTTCTATTATATGATCATCAATTAATATATCTAATATTCCTTTTATTTGTGTTAAATCATCGCGAATTGTATATTGTGAAAATACATTACATGGATCTATATCTTTTACAAACATTATACAACCAATTTGGACTGAATATAACCAATTTTTATATATTTTCATATCATCTTTATTTATCTTCTTACTAATAAAATTATCTGAAAAATTTATTAAATGTTGTAATGATGATCTACCCCTTGTAATTCCTTTTATTAATGAAATAACTAATAAATCAAAGATAATGTCTGAACTTTGTTTATTAGAAATATAAGATTTATATGCAGAAATAAAGTTTGATTTTTGGTATTTTAGTATATTGCCTTTAATTTCTATTCCTAAATCAAAATAATTTTTTAATTTAATAATATACTCTTCTGTTTTTTCAATTAATTTTGTCCCATATTTATTATCTATATATTCCCTTATAAAAGGATCTTGTAATTTATTTACATAATATTTAACCTCTGATAAACATAACATAATATAATCATGATGATCTATCACTTTATTTTTTGATTGTAATATACATCTTGAAACAAATGTTTCCATAAAATCACCAAAAATATTTGATATATTTGATATTAATAAATTTCTTTCTTCAAAATATTCTGAAAAATGTATTGGAATTTCCAAATGTAAATATCCTATTTTATATATTATATTTTTATAATCAAAAATATCTTTTCTAATTTTTTCATAATCTTCATGACCAAGTTTATTTATGATATTTGTAACTGATTTTATATCTTTAAATGGTAGTAAATTTACATTTTCAACATGAGGTACTGGTATATTTAAATTTAATATATTTGTAAAATTATCTTTTTGTGTTATTTCTGTTATAAATTGTGATGGTTTATTTTTAGTATAACATAATATTAAATTTTTCTTAGCTCGAGTTATTCCAACATAAAATAATCTTCTTTCTTCTTCAATATCTATACACATTAATGATGGAAAAACACCTTGTTTTAAATCTAACATAAAAACATTTTCAAATTCAAGACCTTTTGTTCCATGAATTGTTGAAAGAATTACTCTATTTTTTATTCTTTGAATATTTTCTCTTGTTATTTTATTATCCTCAATAGTTTCCATATAATATGTTGGTATCCTTTTTTCTGCTAAAGCTGATTCTATTTTTTGTAACGTAGAATTATTTCTGGATACAATTACAATATCATGTAATTTAACATTAGAATTTGGATCTATATATTTTATATAGATAGAATCTACAAAATATTTTAATTCATCATGTTGATTTGCAAATCCCATTACTTTTATTTTTTTTATTTTTTCATTAGACATTGCTATTAATTCTTTATCTAATTTATTTTTATTATATGATAAAACAATATTTGCTAATTCTATAATATTTTTTTGTGAACGGTAATTTCTATTTAAATAAAAGTAATGCGAATTATAATAATTAGTTGTAAATTCTAATATATATTTAATATTTGTTTTTCTAAATGTATAAATATTTTGTTGATCATCTCCTACTGTTACTAATAATTTTGCTTTACTATATAATGTTTTTATTATATTTTCTTGAACTTCATTTATATCTTGATACTCATCAATAAATATATATTTATGAATTTTTTTATATTTTGATGATTTTAATAATTCTAAATAATTATATAAATATTTTTCAATATTATCTTCAATTATATTTGTTTCTATTTCTGATTTATTATTATTTACATTTTTATATGCTATACTATGAAATGTACCTATTGTCATTTGGCCTATCTGTTTATCTGTTAAATATTCTGCTAATCTATCTTTTAACTCTCCTGCAGCATTTCTTGTAAAAGTTGTTATAAAAAAATGTTCTGGATCACAATTTAAATTTTTTATCATATATATAATTTTTGATATAATTGTTGTTGTTTTACCAGAACCTGCACATGCAATAATACACATTGCATAATTTACAGAATTTTTAAAATCGTTATTATTAACTATTTCTAATTGTTCATCATTTAATTTTGTAAGATATAATTTATCCATTAATTAATTAATATTAAATTATTGTTTAACTCATTAAATATGATTTTAATTATATACAAAAAATTGATTTTATTTTATTTTATAATAGATATAAATAAATATATTTATATCTATTATAACATGTCTGACATTAAATATAAAATTATTGAAAAACAAGAATCAATTAATGGACTAGGATCCAATTTTTTAAAATTTAAATTATCAGGTTCTGATATTAATTATATAATTGTTAATTCTTTAGTTCGAGTTGGTCTTAGTCTTGTTGGATCATTTGCATGGAATCCTGATTTTATTAATATTGAACGCGATACATCTATTTTTAATCAAGATTATATGCGTTTAAGATTATCAAATATTCCAATAATTAATAAAGATTATAATAATATGGTAGTAGCAAATAATCCTGATTTAGTAACAAAATGTTTAGACTTGGAAGTTGAAGCAAATACATCTATTTTTAGTTCAAAAAAAGATAGTTTACAAGAATTAGAAGATATTGAAACTAAAAAAAAGGAGTTATTAAATAATTTAAATATGTATATTGAAGCAAGAAATAGAACTAATGATATAATGGATGTTACTACAAATGAAAAATACACAACATTCTTTTTAAATGACAAAAAAATACCAGATATTTATTCAAAAGAAGTACTATTAATACAACTTAAACCTGGAGAGGACTTTATTTGTTCAGCAGTTGCTGACTTTAATATTCCAATGTTTAGTAATATTTATTCTTCAGTAAGTGTTTTTGCATATGAACAAGTAAATGATAATGAATTTATAGTAACACTTGAATCTCAAAGACAAATTTCAGAAGAAGATATTGTAAAAAGATGTTGTTATATTATTATTCAAAAATTAAAGAATATTGAAAAAATTTTATTAGAAAAACTACAAATTGTTCAAGCATCTAATCCAGATGCTGAATATGATGCTGAAATTAGTATTGAAAATGAAAATCATACTCTAGGTAATTTACTAACACGTGGATTACAAGATCATCCAAAAATAGCATTTTGTGGATATAAAATTGATCATCCAGAAATAAATGAATTAATTATTAAATATAAAACTGAAGGAAAAACATTCTCTAAAATATTAGAGGATACTATTAAAAAATTATGTAATACATATGAAAAAATAGCAAAATCTATTTAGATAAATTAAAATAAAGATTTTAACTTTTGTAGAATTGCATAAATTATTATTTTATTATATATTTTAATATGACTTATTTTTTAAGATATAATATTTCTTTTTTGTTCTAAATCAAAAGTATATAATATATCTGATTTTTCATTTATAAATAATACTGTCATCTTATTATCTATTATTTTATGAATTGTATAACCATTATCACCATATGAAAATTTAGTCTGAAATATCTTACCAGCATCACCTTGTTTTGATGCTGAACCTGAAACAACATATTCTATTCCTGCATCTGTTAAATGTTCTAAATTATGAATATGACCACAAATATACATATCAACTTTATATTTTACAAATAAAGGTTTTAATAAATTAATTAAATAATTATTAGATCCATGATATCCACCAGTATATAAATTATAATGACCAATTACTATTAACCAATCCGCATTAGATTTTGATAATATTTTTTCTAACCATATTAATTGTTTTCTTGCTGATTCAGAATTTATTTCCATAGATTTTAAAATATCACTTGTAATAAAACGCATAGTTAAATCTAATTCTACTGTATCTAAACAAACAATTTCTAATTTTTTATTTTCAAATGTATGAATTACATTATAATATCTAGATGGCATAATCCATCTATTATCTAATTTTTTAATATAATAATCAATCTGTGCTTGAGGATTTGTACCATAATCATGATTACCTAAAATAGAATACCATGGACAATATAAATTTTTTCCAGTAAAAATATTTGAAAATAATGTTTTCCATTTTTCATCTTCTGTTGATTCTACACCACCTGGATAAAAATTATCTCCTAAACTTAAAATAAAATTTGGTTTATATTCAGTATCTTTTGACATTATATCCATTGAATTTGCAACATTTAATAATCCAGGGCTTAATTTTCCCCAATCACCTATTGTATAAAATATAACACTCATTTATTATTACTAAATATAAAAAATTAATATCCAATATCACATAAAACTACTATAGTATTGATAATCTGCATATGATTCATAATATTCATAATAATCATAATAATAATCATAATAATAATCATAATAGTCATCATCATCATATTCTTCTATATAATTATCATTATATTCATCAAATTGATCATTTTTATAAATAATTCCCGAAAATACTTGATTTGACATTTGTATAAATTTTTTTATATCACGATCTTTTAAAATTATTTTTTTTTTAAAATGTCGCGATTTTATTTTTTTTTGTCTTTCTTTATCAGATAAATAATTTAATTTTGTTATATTAAATTTAGAATATTTATCAATTTTTTGTCTATGTGTCCATTTATATTTTTGTTTTGTTAAATGTTCTAGATTAACTTTTAGATCAATATAATCAGATGTATTAAGTTTTTTATATATCTTTATAGGAATATCTTCATTTTTATCTATAATTTCTGTTTTTTCTAAACCATTAAAAAATTCCAAATATAATAAATAATCTAAAGGTAAATTATTTCTTAAAACCTGAGCATATGTTTTATCTGTTCCAACACAATATACAATTCCATTTTTACATCTAAATTTATTTGAGTCAGAAAAACCTTGGCAAAAATTACTAGTAGCTATAGATGTAGCTGTATTTAATAATATAATAGTCACATTTTAATATCAAATGTGATAAATATATCTACATATTCTATATAAATTTATTTATTCAATTTTTAATATTTTCTAACAATTATAGATGTTTCTTTTTTATTCTCTTCAACTATTTCATGATAATCATATGTTAAATCAGATATCATTGATATATATTCTTTCTTTGTTTTAGGATCACTTTCAAATTCTTCTATTTTTTTATTTAAAGCTGCCTCTTTATTTGGATCTACTTTAATCCCGTTTTCTTCTAAAATATCTTTTGCTATAAATAAATAATTTATTCCACGATCATATAATAGTTCATTTATTGTATATTTATCCCTTGTTAACCATCTTGGTATATTATCTTCATCTTTATCAAAAATCTGTACTCTATTATCTCTTCTATTTGTATTTAAAATATTCATACGATCTGGTTTATCTGGATTAAAATGTTGATCTTTTATAAATTTTTTAATTGCTTGTGCTGGATTATTAACATAATCTATATAATGTGATAAAGGAATATCATAACCAGTGTTTCTAAATGGAATTAATTCTACAACTTTTTTAAAATCTTCTGCATTATTAACAGCAATAATTATTTGTTGATTATTTTGATTATTTTGAATATTAGTAGTATTATTATTAGTAGTATTATTAGTAGTATTATTTATATTATGTACTAATTCTTCTTTTTTAAAACATACTTTTTTATTAATATGATATTTTAAACCATCTATTTTTGAAAATTCTTTAAAACAATTTTTACATTGTAGTTTATTATTTATTTTATATTGTTTATTTTTTTTACATACCTGATTATTTAAATGATAATTTAATGACTCTAATTTATTAAATTCTTTATAACAATCATAACACTTGTGTTTTTTTATTTGATTTCTATTTTCTATATCACAATAATATTTTTTTTGAAAGAAGTTTTCCATATGCTGAATTTTATTATATTTATTATATTTTATTATTAACTTTTCTAATTTTGATAAACATATTATATTATTAATTATATTATGATCTAATTTACATATTACACATACCATAATTACTATATCTATTATTAAAAATAATTATTTAAATAATTATTTTTTCCGAAAATTTCTAAAATGAACTAAATTTCTTTGGAAATTTTTGGCAATTTTTCGGAATTTATTATTTTCAGATTTTTTGGAATTTTTCGGCAATTTTTGGTGTTTTTTTGGAAATTTTCGGAAATTTTTACATATAAAAATATTATTTTAAAATCTCAATCTTTAATTATTATTAATAAATAATTTTATAATAATAAATATAATCTTTAATATTGTAATATATATAATAATTTTTAT